TCTACATTACCACTAAAATATTCATTCTTTAAAAATGGTAATACTTTTCTAAGATATTCTTCATTATAGATTAGATTCTTTAATATCGCTTGTTCCAGCTTCATCAATTATTTCCTGTTCAATATTACTACCCATAATTTCAACGAGTAGGTCACCAATATAGTTTTTAAATTTTTCATCCTTCTCTAACTTTGCTGGTTTACCTACTGTAGATTCTATCACATCATAAGCAAAAAGTAAATACACTTGTTCATTTTCTTCTTTGAACTTTACCTTGCCATATTTGAATATGGTATCTTTATAAGGACCTTCTAAGAATTTAATATGTACCGCTGTTCCATCGTTTTTGGGATATATGAAACAATAATCAATTCCTTCAATCATCATTCACCTTTTGTTTTTGACGTTTCTCTTGTATCGTATCTTCTTTCCAGATTTTTCTTGGATTGCCACAGAAAATACAATGTTTATTGCCACAACTAAACAAAGAACATTTCAAATACCGATGTGGTTGTTTCATTACGTCAGTCCATTTATATGCTTTGGCTAACTTTATTTTATTTTCAACTGTGGTCTTTTTTTGATGTATTCTTTTGCTATGTTTTGTTTTAGTTTCAATATCACTCATCATCTGCACCATTCGTAGTTTCAACATCAAAAGCTTGTTCAACATCTTCTTGCATAATGCTGCCAGCTGCAATTTGATATTTGTTCTTAATAAAATCTTGAAATGATTTCTGCTTTAAAATTGGTAACCAGAATTCTTTGCTATCAGTATCCTTGATACGATATTTCTTTTCTTGGATTTCACCGTTCTCATCTACTTGGCTATACCAACCATTGGATGGTTTAACAACATGTCCGGACTCAAGTGCAATATCAAGTAGGCCGCTCCACCTACTAATACCACCATCAAAAGATACAGTAACGGGAATTTTAGATTTTTCTTTAACATAACGGGACTTTTCAACATTAATAATAAAATTGTAACCGACAACTTCGGTGCCTTCTTTTTCTTGTTGGCGGCCAATAATGAAAATGTTATCGGCAGAATAATAAGAACCAGTACCACCACCAACGATGTCTTTGGGGAACATACCAATTTCTTTATAGGTATGATTCACAACAATCATTGGCACATCTTTCATTGTGAGGTGTGGTGTGACCATACGAAATAATGATTTGACTTGTTTGGCACGGGACATATCAGCAACTGATTTACCCTCAAGTGCATCTTCAACTTCTTTCTTTGAAGCCAGATTACCAATAGAATCAATCACAATAATTAATCGGTCACCCCTATCAAGGTTCGTAAGTTGCTGCATAATGTCGAATTTGAGCTGTTCGATATCTGTAAGGGGAGTGTGCAATACACGCTCAGTATCGATGCCGAAACTGTCAAAATAGCTTTGAGGAGTACCAAACTCACTATCGTAGAATAAAAGAGCCGCATCTTCATATTTGTCCAAATAAGATTTTGCCATCAGTAAACTAAATGCTGTTTTAAAATGTTTAGATGGACCGGCCCACATTGTAAGACCTGGTGTTAAACCACCATCTAAACGACCAGACAACGCCACATTGATAATTGGAATTGCCGTTGGTATCATATCTTTGTCAGTAAAAAACTTAGACTTTGAAAGAATTGCTGATTCTTTAATGCTACTGTTCTTTTTAATCTTATCAAGTATACTCATAATTTTCCTTTTTAAAAGTCACCGCCATCCAATTTTGCCGTATTCGCTTTTTCTTTGAAAGCAAATTCAGCATCATAATCATACTTAGGTTCTATTTTTTTCTCCGGTTCAGATATATGGTGTTCTTCATAAACTCCAGGAACTATATGAACTGTTAATGGAGGTATAGTTTCACCTGTTGCCTGATCTATTACGATAGGTGCTTCTTCTATCTCGGTAATATTTTCTTTTGGTATTTCAATTTTATCATTTGCAACTTCTGTATTTTGTGTTGGCACTTCTGGTATTATTTTGATAATTTCATTATCTTTGACCTCTACCAACTTGCTTCTTTGTTGCAAAGACATATTTGCTGCTATTAATAATAACACAGCTAATGGGTCAAATACAACCATTATTAACAATATTACCAAACGAACTGCTTTGTCAATGGCATTGGCATCATCAGTACCATATACCATATCGCCAATATATTTGATTGGCCCAACTTCGGCAATTAATTTATTTTCTTCTTTAAGAAGTGGTAGTTTTCGTTTATTAATATCTGCCAATTCTTTTTGAGTTTGTTGAATTTGTCGGTCAACATTGGCTGATGCTGTTTCAGGATTGCCAGCACGTTTTAGTAAATAATCTAGTCGCTCTTTGGCAATCTTTTCTTGTTGGGTGAGTGTTCTTATTTCAACTGAATTGGCACCAGCATCTAAAGTAGAATCGATATGCGCTTTGGATAAAAATCCAAATATACCCATACTGGTGATTATCATTAATATAACAACAGAGGCCGTCAAATAAGATTTAAGAAGTATTGGACAAGTTTTCCAATTTTGATATAACCAAGATGCGGTAACTAATTTACTGGCTTCAAGAACAGAACCCATAAAAACGATTGGCCAAAATGCACCAGTAAATATTGCAGCAAGACCTATGATTGAATAGTATGCGGCAATACCAGATAGTAGTAATGCTGATAGTAGTGTTAGAGCAATTAATATCATGAGAAGAAGTCCTCGATTGAACTAGTTTTTTCTGTTTTCCATCCCATACAATCTAGAATGATTCTGATCGGTTCTAAAAATGCCTTATCAAATTGCATATCATAATCAATATATTGTTGTAATTCGAATTCTTTTGGAAGACGTGCCGGATATGAAATTACGGTATCTTTAAATGGATTAGGCATTTTTAGGTAAGTAAACTTAACCTTTTCACCTTCTTGAATGAGTGGATATTTCTTAGTTAGATTTTTTAATTTTAAATTGTGGTTATAAAGAATAGCACCTTTGACATGAATCGGCGTTCCTTTTTTATATAGTGTTAATGCATCAGAATAGGTATTTAGACCGTTGAGACCACGAGGAAAAGAAATTTCTTCTACGGGTAATGTCTTGAATTCTTTTCTAAAATCTTCTATGAATTTGTGAATATCATCTTGTGTACCTGTTACCATTAATTGAATTGCTTCTTTCATCTTCTCACGAATGGCTGATGGCGTGGATGATTTGACCATTTCAAGTCCCATCACTTTCATTTGTGGTTCTTTATATTGCACACCTTCATTGTTATACACGTTGAGAATGTAACGCTTCTTAGCAGTCCAGATACCTTTGTTGGACAAACCCTCTCGTTTCATTTCCATCTTCTGCTGATACGCATGAACATAGTCAGCCAACTCTTTATAACTCCTATCAATATAAGGTTGAATTTTATCTTCACAAATCTTGTCCATGATAGAGATGATCTTTTCAACTTTGAATTCAGGTTGAATGATGTTACCCATAATCGGACCAAGATTAAGATAAATCGAATCCGTATCTGACGCAATAACATAATCTTTCTCCGTTTTTAATAATTTATTCATCCATTCATTGATTTTGTTTTCAATCCAACGAATACTTAATTGGCCAGCAGTGGTAACGCCAAGTGCCATACGCAAATCATAAAAGCGAAAATATTGACTGCCAAGAGCACCGTAAGCAGAGTTGAGGGACACTTTTTTTGCCAATTGAATATTGTTGTATTTGGCAATTCGTTTTTCAATTTCATACTTCTTCGAACTATCCGTTTCATTTTCATACTCCTGTTTTGCTTGTAACATCAACTTCTTAAATTTTTTTCTATCCTCATACATTTCTTCCATCATCTTAGGAAGAAAGCCTTGAAAGTCGGTACGGAAGAATTGACCATTCGGTGTGATTGTTGCATCTTCTAGTTTTGATGTGTCAATTTCTTTCTTCAACATCCTGTCAACAGAAACACCTTGTGAAAGTATATCACGCATGGCATCGGTATAGTTCTCAGGTTCAATGAGAGTTTCTGGTGAAATATTATATTGCATCATCAAATGTGGATACAAACTGTTCAAGTCAAACGATGCCACCCAATCATGCAGGCCAACTTGTGGTTCTTTAACATATGCACCTTCAAAGGCAGCATTTTTTTCTTTGACGATTCTTGGTGGAACAATAATAGATTTCTCACGCAAATAGGAATATGTTAGAGAATCCCACATACGAGTTTGAGCAAATACATCTTCAAAGTTTGATTTGGTATCGTATGCAAGGGTAACTGCCAGTTCGAGTAGTTTTAGTTTATCTTCTAGTTTGAGAATCAAGTCAACGTCTTTAATATTATACTCAATAAACTTTTGATAATTTAAACGATAGAGAGCATGTAGATTATCATATTCATCATATGAAATTTTACCTTCACCTAGTTCAACTTGTGCAATATTATCCAAACGATATGATTCTTGTGACTTACCGCCAGGTGCGTACCATTTGTATAGTTCAATATAATCAAGTGATGATACACCGACCAATGTGTAATCAATCATTTGTCGATTGTTTACATAAGCATTACGCTCTGTGATGAAATTCCATGGTGATAATTTCTTAGCTTCTTCTTCACCAAGAATCTTTTTAAATCGATTGATGAGATAAGGTATATCAAAGAACTTTGTATTCCAGCCAGTAATGATATCTGGATATTTGTCTTTCCAGAATTCAAGAAATTTCTTACATAGATTGTATTCATCTTTACAACGAATATAGATTTCACCCTCTTGAACTTGATATTCGCCACAACCAAAGACGATTGGTTTACCGTTTAGAAACTTTAAACAGATTGCAGTGATTGGTTCGTTTGCTTCATATGGATCAGGAAAGCCATTCTCTGAACCAACCTCAATATCAATTACAGCAATCGAGATTTTATCAAAGTCATAGTCAACCATACCATGATGTTGGTCAGCAATAAAGGCATACTCGAATCGAGTTTGGCCATAAATCTTAGATGCACCAGAAACACCATCAAATTGTTTGATATAATCTCTGGCAGCTTTGATATTTTGAAACTTTTTTTCGTCTAGATAATCACCCTCTAGATTTGTAAAGTTGGTGATTTTTTTGGATGGCAAGAAAAGAGAAGGTGTGTATTCAACCTTTGTTTTTACTTTCTTGCCGTTTTGAATGCCACGATAGAGTATGTTACCGCCGATACTCTGAACATTAGTATAAAAATTACTCAATCTTTTTCTTTCGTCCAATGCACAATTTGCCATGTGCCGTCATGATGTTCCACTAAAGCGGTGCAGGATTCTACCCAATCACCGTCATTCATATACAATATACCATTCAACTCTTTTATTTCTGCATGATGAATATGACCACATATTACACCATCAAATCCTTTTTTCTTACAATATTCTGAAATGTTCTTTTCAAATCCTAATAAAAAATCAACAGATGATTTGACTTTATATTTTAGGTATTTGGAAAGAGACCAATATCCTAATCCAAACTTCCTTCTAAAAGCATTGAATGCTGAATTCCAGTTTAGGACCATATCATACATTTTATCACCAAGAAAAGCAAGCCATGGTGCTATCTTTGAAATACCATCAAACAAATCACCGTGAGTTACCAGAAATCGTTTGCCATTTGCATCAATATGTTCTGTTTGACTAAATATTTGAATGGCACCAAAACTTAATCCGTATGGTATCATTGGTCGTAAAAACTCATCATGATTTCCTGCCACATAGACCACACGGGTACCTCTTTTTGCATGACCAAGAATTCTCCTCACCACATTTGAATGAGATTGTTTCCAACGCCATTTGTTTTGTTGAATCTTCCACGCATCAATAATATCACCAATCAAATACAATGTTTCGCAGGTATTGTGTTTCAAAAAATTATTCAGTTTTTCGGCTTGACAATCTCTGGTACCAAGATGAACATCAGAAATAAAAATACTACGATAGGTTTTTGTTTCGGTCATGTTGAATGATCCATTGTAGAGCGTCTGATAACTCTGTGTAAAGAGGTGACTTTGGTGTATTATTTAGGGTGAACCATTGATAATTTAATGTTTCTTTAATATCCCAAGAGCTATTTTCTTTATCCCACTTTGCGGTACGAATGATGAACTTTTCTAATACCATTAACCTGTAATTAGTGATTTAGTTGGTGGTACCACAAGACCTGAACCAAAGATAGAATTATAGTTGTTTACAAAATCTTGTGCCGGAACATAGGAGTATACTACATTTTTCTTAGACAAGGCAACCGTGGCACCAGTCTTTTGTTCGGCATGAATGGGAAATGGTGCAAAACCAACATTGGGTTGACCAGTTTTTGGATCACGGACAATAGCAATACCGACAGCATTGACCAATACAAATTCCGTCTCCGATTCTGATTCTACTTCACCCAAAACCTCTTCACCTGTTACTAATTTTAATGTCAAAATTTTCATTTATTACCTCCAAGCCTAAATAGTTATGTAGTTGAAATGATATTATATCTGTTTTATTCTTTCGTGTCAACCTGACATTCGGTATTCTTTATTATCCCTTAATAACAAAACTAACATATTTTAAATATGCCAGATATTAATTTGTCCGCAGGAAAAGCAGCTGTTGATTCTCTAAAAGAAGCTCAAAACATTGGCAAACAATTGGGTGGTGTTGTTACCGATCAACAAGCTGATATGGAGAGGGCCGTTCGTGAACAACATAGAAAACGAATGCAAGAGAAAGCTCAAGCCGAACTTCATGCTTTATCACAAGATTTCAAAGCCTACGACAAATACGAAGCAGAAAAAAAACATCAAAAAGAAATTGAAAAATTAAAATTAGAGGCCATCAAAAAATATGGTAAAAATGCTTGGTCTGAAATTGAAACACTTAAAACGAAATTGAAAAAAGAACATGATGAAGAAATGAAGTTTATGGATAATGACAGGTATAAAATGGCCAGAATATTTTGGTGGTGTATGACCGTTTCTGCATTAGTAACTTATTTTTTTAAATTATACAAATGAGAGATCAACCATTAATTTTTATTATTACACTTGTTTTAATAATGTTTTTAATGTGGGCTGAACACGCACCTAAATAAGTAATGACACCAATCCATCCAATAGATTTGTGGGTATATGTTATGCTCAATCTTTGGTTTCTTCCACACACACTACTAAAACACACAAATGAACGAACTAATTTATGTCCTAGTAACAACACATCTTACAATTATCGCCGTAACTCTGTATCTTCATCGTAGTCAAACTCATCTATCTGTATCATTTCACCCGTTAGTAAATCATTTTTTTCGTTTTTGGTTATGGTTGACCACAGGCATGGTTACAAAAGAGTGGGTAGCAATTCATCGTAAACACCACAGTATGACAGACCAAAAAGGTGATCCACATTCACCTCAGCTATTTGGTATATGGAAAGTTTTATTTGGTGGTGCTTTGTTATATAACACGGCAGCCAAAGATAAACTGATGGTCAATGCTTTTGGTAAAGGAACACCAGAAGATAACATTGAAAGAAATTTATATACACCTTTTAATTACTTGGGTATCTTTATTTACTTTTCAATTTGTCTGTATTTGTTTGGTGTTTGGGGTATTTTAATTTGGGCAATTCAAATGCTTTGGATTCCTTTTTGGGCTGCTGGTGTAGTCAATGGAATAGGTCACTATTGGGGGTATAGAAATGTCGAAACGAGAGAATCATCTAGAAATATTTTCCCTCTTGGTATTATTATTGGTGGCGAAGAGCTTCATAATAATCACCATAGCGATGCTGGTTCTGCCAAGCTTAGTAGGAAATGGTTTGAGTTTGACATAGGTTGGTTCTATATCAAACTCTTAGAGAAATTGAAACTGGCAAAACTAAGCAGCAAACGATGATCCACAACCACAAGTTGTTTTAGCATTTGGATTACTAATTACAAATTGTGAATTAAATTTTTCTTCTTTATAATCTAGTGTTGCACCTTGTAAATACTGTGAAGATATCATATCAACAACAACTTTGACACCTTCATTATCAATCACAAAATCATCTTCAGCAATGGTTTCTTCAAATGTAAAACCATATTGATAGCCAGAACATCCACCACCTTGAACAAACATTCTCAAAGCAGCATTAGGTAACTTTTCTTCAACCAATAAATCACGAACTTTATTAATTGCATTTGCAGTTATTGTTATCATGCTTTCCTCTGTAATCGTTTATCGCAGCCTTAATTGCATCTTCTGCAAGGATGCTGCAATGTATTTTGACGGGCGGTAACGAGAGTTCTTCTGCAATCTGAGTGTTCTTAATCTGCTCAGCTTGCTCCAACGTTTTACCCTTGACCCACTCGGTGACCAGCGATGAGCTAGCAATCGCCGAACCGCAACCATATGTTTTGAATTTTGCATCTTTAATTATCCCATCTTCCACTCGTATTTGTAGTTTCATTACATCACCACAAGCTGGTGCACCTACCATACCGGTACCAACATTGACATCACCTGTATCTAGTTTTCCTACATTACGTGGATTCTCATAATGATCTATAACTTTATCTGAGTATGCCATTTTATTTCTGTTGTTGTTCTATTCGTTTGAATTCTTCATCTTCAGCAATTGCATCATCAATATCTTTTGGTTCTGGTGGCATGGCACCTGTGCAACTGCCACCATTATTGAACCATAACTCCATAGCCTGTTTACGATATTTCTCTAAATCGGATGTCATCTGCCTCGACCTGCCTTTCGCATCACCGTCATTTTAGGAACAAATGTTTGTTTTGGTTTTGGTGCTGATGGCACTTTTGGTTTAGGTAAAACAACTGCTGGTTTTTTTGGTTCAGTCATAATATCTCCTTAGTGGTTGCGGGGGAAGGAATCGAACCTACGGCCCCTGGATTATGAGTCCAATGCTCTACCTCTGAGCTACCCCGCTATAACTATATATCTTAAAAACTAAAATCACTTTTTTGGACTTTGAAATCGCCGGAAAAAATTTCGGAGGCTCCGACACTTCCAACCTTTTGTCAAAATACTATAGTAAATTCTTCTCTCTCACGACAATTTGGCATGTCTAAAGAATTAGGAAAAGTAATGTGTTTCTTTAATTTTAAATTCTCTGATGACGTGAAAGACAATTCAATGACTGATGGTATATATTCTTGTTCACTAATTTGTAAATAAGAATAATTGTTTATATGAACATGTACCAACTTTTGATCCAACTTACTCACAAAATTAGCCATCTCGTTTAATTTAAAATTATCTTGTATGTCATGAAATTCAATTACAATACCAGAGAATTGTTTTGTGTGTATGATTATATCATTTAATATATCATATTCAGAACCTTCAATATCACATTTCAAAAAAATGTTTTGTCCTTTTTCTTTTACAACATCAACAAAAGTAGTTTCAACATCAGTATTCTTTTTGCCAATGTTTTTTCTTATATGTTGCTTTGTGCCCGTAAAGAATTGTTTATGTGATTCATATATTCCTTTACTCTTTAACATTTCATCATCAACAGAATTGTCATATCCATATAAAGGACAATTATTGATATTAAGAAACTGTTCTTCAAACGACCAATCATCATTGATACCAAAAGACAATAGACATTCACTCTTTAGTATATCACTTTTATTGACAAGGTAACCACCATCATAGTCTTTACCAATTCGTATTAGATCGGAACAATAGTATGGCTGTAGTAATCTAGGTAATTTTATTGTTTTCATTACCATTCTCCAGACCAATGTTTAATATTAAATTCAGCATAAAATTTTTTTTTTAAATTTTCCCAATCCATATTTTTTTCACCTTTATAAATTATCGTATCGTTTGGAGGGCTTTCTCTGTATGTTTTAATGAAAGGTATCTTTTGTAAATAATCACGCATCTGATTAAATTTTTCAACACCAGGATTTGTGTTAATCATTTCACCAAACACCACCATGGTTACCGCATGCATATATGTTTGTGGCCCTAAAAAGAAAACATTTGTGTGTCCTTCATATCGTCTTTTTAAGATCAACTCAATCGTTTGTGCTTGAATAGGATTTTTTGGTTCAGTCAACATGAAGTCTTGTGAAAAATCCCAATCCAAACAAGTTGGTAATACACATTTTATGCCATCAGTTACAACTTCTGATAAAGGCACATTGTAAAATCGGTCAATATCCATATAAAGACCACCTTCATTATATAATTTAAACAACCTCCATAGATCGCTTTTCTCAACTATATGTATATTTTTAATTAAATTGTAATCTCTTTTGTTTAAAGTGGTTCTAAGATGCTCATCGATTTCATTATCATCATATACGGTGACTTTCCAATCTGGATTCATATCAATCAAATTACGCAAACCATTAAGTATGAGTGGTGATTGACTATTCACCACATCTTTAGTTTTCCATGCAACGTGTGCAATTTTTGGTATGGAGCTCATTATAAATAAAATTATGAATACAAACTTATATGATATTTTAGGCGTTTCTAAAAATGCAACATTTGAAGAAATTAAAGCCAAATACAAATCTCTTGCTCAGCAACACCATCCAGATAAAGGTGGTGATTCCGAATTATTTAAACAAATAAAAAATGCTTACGAAATACTTAGTGATCCTATAAACAGAAAAAGATACGATACTACAGGACAATTTGAAACCAAATCAAGTTTACGAGATTCTGCTCTAGAGCAACTTAGTCGAATATTTTTCAATATAATATCAAATATTAACCCCGAAACTGATGATCCGATTCTTATTATGAAAAATGAAAGCAGGCGAGAAAAAGAAAATGTTAATCATAATATAAATGAATGTAATGGCCGTATGTTCAAATTAAAAAAAATAATCAATAAAATTAAAAGAAAAAATAATGATGGTGAAAATTTATTAAAGATGTTTGCTGAAAATCAATTAAAGAACCACGAAAATGAATTACAAAATTATATTAGGCAAATACAAATAATTGACACCATAATAGAAATACTTGAAGATTATCAATATGGTGATGTTACAACTTTAATTGAAAACTTTATGAATCCTTCTCCTGAACAAGTATAATTACTGGCTGTCTTGGCTGGGCTCGAACCAGCGACCCAATGATTAACAGTCATTTGCTCTACCGACTGAGCTACAAGACAATTTTGGTGCCCCAACCATGACTCGAACACGGGACCTACTGATTACAAATCAGTTGCTCTACCAACTGAGCTATTAGGGCTTTTTCTTGCGAGTGCGTTTCTAATTTTTGCTTTGATTTTTGGCTTGCTCGATTCTTCCAACATTTTTGTTAGTTGAGCAATATTTAGAGGACCTAATCGTGGTTTACCAGTTTTGGTCAGCATTGAATTTTTTTTCTTCGATTTGGAAACTGCCATAATATAGTCCTTAGGAATTTGGAGCGGTGGCTTAGATTCGCACTAAGTGAGTAGATTGGACACCTACTCTGGTTCTATACCCCGACCGCATAAAAGAATTATAACATTATATAGGTTGATTGTCAATACTTATTTGTGGTACATTTCGCCAAGCTATTGGTTCTGGTGTTAGAGCTGCATCTGGATTACGGATATCTGAAAATACTTCCCACAGTTTTTCTTTAATGGCAAACTTACTAAACAAACCAATCGATACGCCATATGCTTCTATTTCCCATGGTTCATCATAGTAATCTATATTTTCGGTAATTCTTTGGCCTCGCCAACGAGTACCATATTCATTTGTTTCACCGTAGGCATATTGCTTGACATGAACCATTTCATGTGCTAATGTTTCTAATATGTCATGTGAACCAGCAATTGGATTCAATTCAATTTGAAACTCTCTAGGTTTATTGCTTTCATTATAGTTAATAACATCTGCATAACCTAAAGCATCTATTTTAGAATCAAATTTAATACGGACAAAAATGTTTTCCAACATCTTTGGTGTCATTAATTGTTCAGCATAAAAAAAGGCAGCACGCTTCACAAACGGCCGAAAGCGTTTCTTATCGGGACATCCGATTATACTGAGTTGCATCTGAGGTTTCTCCTGTGAAAACCGACACTTCTCAAATATTTAGGTGCTCTCTAGATTTCACCAGGTGAAATTTGTTCTACTTCAACACCACAATTGTTTAAGAAGTCTATGCCGATGGTATCTCTATAAGAATTTCGGTAATATACCTTTCTAATACCAGCGGTATAGACTTGTTTGGCACAATGAATACAAGGAGCATGGGTCAGGAACATGGTGGATCCATCTCCAGATTCACTACCTCTAGCCAGTTTGGCTATGGCATTAGCCTCTGCGTGGATCACTTCGTCCTTGGTTTTGGTGATAACTCCACCATCCTCATGTATTTCTACCACTTCTTCACACTCATTGGTCCATCCGGCAGGCATACCATTATAACCAATGGATATGATTCTATCATCTTTGACAATGATAGCACCAACCTGTAATCGTTTGGCGGATGATAACTTGGCGAATCTTTCTGCCACATCCATATAAGCGTCAATAAATTTTTGTTTCATAGTTTTGGTGGGCCTTGTAGGACTCGAACCTACGACCAAAGGATTATGAGTCCTCTGCTCTAACCAACTGAGCTAAAGGCCCCTTTGGTCTACCAACTACCGTCATCGACCCATATTCGAATCGTGATGGGTAATAATTCAATAATATATGATGTTGAAATTTCCCAAGCATCATTCTCACTACCTCTACTGCAAGCTATTCTCCAATGAAATGGATTCAGCTTCAATGTAATATTACAGCCTGAATATTTTAACCAATTCATTTATACATTTCCATAACAGGTTCAGGAATATTGAATTGACTACGAATATATTTTTCTTTCATCATGTGTGGAATGTTTAGATATGGTTCTTCTAAAAGAAATGGGCAAGGTTCTCCCCATTTATTTTCAGCCATAAACTTTTTAAACAATTCAATATCCTTTTTATTCTTAGGATCGAACTGCCTTTTTTGATTGTTCATTAATTGGTAATTATTAAGAATCATTTCACATACTCCATGCTGTCTTTTTTCATGTAATGAACGACCTGATTTTTCTTGGGATCAGGCATTTGTTTTACTACAGGAATAAATTTCTCGCCATCGATTTCTTCAACTGGCCAGTTAGAATATGTGTAGAAGATATCCGTGCCATTTCTAGCACGAACTTTTTTGAGAATAGGTTTTGATTTTTTCATAATATAATAATTGTATCACAGGAATAGGGGGTTGTCAAGACCCCCTATATGTTTACCGATTTTTTGGATAATTCAACTGTTCCCATTCCTCATCGGATACGGGCCACCAGTTAGTCATCTTTCTTTTCCTTGATGGCAATCTTTTTAATGGTATCTTGAGTTTGCACAAGATTTTCTAACCATACACGCAACATACCATTTACCATTTCAGCCTGACCAATTTCAATCTTGTCAGCGATAGTGAATGAACGTGTGAAGTTACGGTTAGCGATTCCCTTAAAGAGGAAGTTTTCTTCTTCTTTGAGTTCATCTTCTTTTGCAGCACCCTTGATGACCAATTTATTACCTTCAAGTGTGATTTCAATATCAGACTTGGCAAAACCAGCAACTGCCATTTCAATGACATACTTGTTCTTGCTTACTTGTTTGATATTGTATGGGGGATACGATGGTACATTCTTGGCAACGTTTTTAGTAACTTCTTCGATGTCTTTGAAGAATTTATCGTAACCAACGGTGAATGGATCCAGCGTTTTGTGAAAGTCAAATAGACTTGGTAATAGACTTGTGGTCATATAATGCTCCTTAGTTAAGCGAGTTAATCAAAATTATAGGCCCCTGAGGCACCTACATCCATATTTATAACACAATTTATCTTAAATGTCAATACTTTTGGTATTAAAAATTATCTTTTTTAACTTTATTACCAATATTATACTTTGGTATTAATTGCCATTCACCCTTTTCTTTATGAGAAAGAATCTTTACCTGTGATAGGAATATTGGTTCTGGTGTTTGTGTAGATTTTTTATCAACCAAAGTGATTAGACCCCAATCTTGTAATAGATTGGCAATCGTATTTCTGCGAGATAAATCATTTTCACTAATATCGGTTGGTTTGCCATCTAAAGCAAACAATTCTTTGAAGTGAACAATATAATACTTTCCTTGCTTATGTAAAATATGGCAAGATTGATATAGTATTTTTTCTTTTTTAGAAGCGACACCAATACGGGTGAGTGTTTCTCTAACCTTTAGAAAATCGTCTTGTTGATTCAAAGTCACTTCAACCAAATCTGTAATATTAATCATTACTTAACTCCGCCTTTATCTGTTTTTCTTTTTATTTCAGCGATTTGTTCGTCAGTAAGAATTCGTAAAGCCTCTTTGGCTTTTTCATTGGAATAACCAAAATATATCTTTACACATTCTATATTCTTGTCGACCTCTGATTTCTGCCACGGTTGGAATTTCCGTTTCATAGGCCTGATGGTATTTAGAAGATATTGATATTGAAGGTCTTTTTCTAGACTTGGGTGCTTATTCAACTCATTGACATATAATACACAGTCCATGTGATAGGATAAGGCTCGGTTGATGATATATGGGTTATAATCTCTATAGTCCAACTCATCACGAAATACACTTTTCTTCTTCTCTAGTATGGACGGAAGAATTTCTTTGAATAAATCTGGCATCTTAATATCCTGATACCGTATATTTCATCATTTCTGTCAATGTACCATCATCAACCTTTTGAATTGGTGTAACAGCTTCTTGTTCAATGTCAATCAAAATCATATCACGACCATCTTTGGTGTAATAATTTCTTGTTTTAAATGATTTGGGATCAACTTTAAATAACCAACCAGCATACTTATAGCTATGTCTGGCTGCCGGCACCGTGACAAAATACAACTCATCAACACCACGGCATTTACGTAATTGATTGGGTTTGATTGTGATTGCCTTTTCTTTGATGAAAGGTACCTGTGTTTTTACTTCAATTGTTTTGCCATCACCTGTCAAATCTTTTTTACTATCAAAATGATTGAGTGCTTGTTCAACAATCACACCTTGTTTGGCTAAATAGTTACTTACGTATTTCTCACCCATACGGCCAAGAATGTCCATCATCTGTGAACGATCCATAATAACTCCTATTTAAAAGAACAATCAACCATAATTTCTGTTAAACAGGCAATCATATTGATTTCGTGGTCAGCCACAAAGGCAGATTGATATTGATACTTAGCAAGAATAAGAACCAATTGAGGTACAGAATCAGCACTCAATTCTTCATATAATGAGTCATATAGTTTTCGATACACTTTGATTGGATCATTATCCAAATTATTAGTGACCCATTTACGTGCTGCTGCAAAATCTTTTTCTTTAAGTGCTTTGATTAAGGCTTCAAGTTGAATATCAGCAACATTAGAAAGAATACCAGAATCAATGGAGCCAGAAGCTGAGTATCGCTGGAGTTCATTAAGAATTCTTCGATTGTCCGGAAAATGTTTGGTGATGACTGCGGCAACAACGTCTTTGGAGTATTTGATTCCTTCTTGTGAAAGGATGTTTTCAACCCGCTTAAAAAACTGTGACGCCAATTTTGGTTTAGAACCGTTGATTTTAAAATCGATAACAGAACAACGGGAATGGATCGGATCGATGATCCTATTTTTGAAATTGCAAGTGAAAATGAACGAGCAGTTTGATGCAAATTCTTCAATGGCTCCTCGTAGAGCAGGTTGAGTTGAGTTAGGATTGAGATAATCAGCCTCATCAATGATGACAACTTTTCTCCCACCCATAAGCGACATTGAAGAAGCATAGTTCTTAATTTTGTTACGTAAGACATCAATACCAGACTCATCAGAACCATTGATGATAATGTAATCGCAACCAACCTCATTACACAATGCTTTAGCAACTGTTGTTTTTCCAACACCTGCCGTACCAGATAAAAGAAGATTTGGTATTTCTTTTCTCTTAACGAACTCCTGAAAAGTTTCCTTGAGCGCATCGGGAAGAATACAATCTTCAATTTTTTGTGGTCGATACTTCTCGACCCATAATAAATGTTTCATTCAAAACTCCCATAATATAATATACAACAACTACAATTATTTCAATTGACCTTGAATTTGGCCAACGACTTCAAGTAATCCCATATCAACCACAACATTTCCTGTGGTTGTATTAATAACAGTAAATTCACCTTCTTCAGTCTTTGAAGAAAATACCACCACAACGTAATTGGGATTAACAGCAATCGCTTGTTTTGTTTGTGCGTCTGTAAAATATAATAACATATTATTCTTCAAACTTAGAGTATTTGGCTTCAGTCGCTACAAAGTATTTAATATCTTGGCTCTTATTTGTAAAGAGTGAGAGTCCTTTAGATGAAATCTGCACATCATATGCACCAGGAATCATTCGCAAATTTTCTGTTAAGAAAACCATTTTGTATTTTTGACCATTACCTGTACCAACTTCAATTGTATTTGTGTGTGCGGACGAATCTTTAACATCAAAACTTGTTAAGTTAATGGTGTTACCTTCAGATTCAACCATAATGTTAGGAGATTGTAAAGCATTAGTGACCTTCATCAAAGAATCAAAATCATCTTTTGATAGTGTGAATGTGATATCAACAGATGGTAATGTCAATTCTTTTTCTGGTGGAATTAAAATACTTTCTTTTTCCGTTTTACGATACTTAGTTTTATTACGGCCGAATTTAAAAATAATATTGATATCGTCAAACTCAATATCGGTATCTTTGCCAATCGAATGAATGTTTAGAAACTGGTTCAAATCATAAACACAGAAATCTTGTGGAAAAGAATCTTTCAATGTGGCTTCAGCCAAAACATTCTTTCCTGTAGAAATGGTTTTGATTTTATTGCCGGCTTTAAACTGAATGCCAGAATTTAATTTGGCAAAATTTTGTAATACGCTTAGTGTTTCACTTGATAACTTCATTGTTTTCTCCATTATAAAAATTACTGCTTCGAATATATTGTATCATGTTCATATAAAAACATCAAGCAGCACATTGCGTGTGCCAAGTGATGTATACCAGATTCAGGATCGAATTCTTCACCACGTTTCCATGCCCATAGGTGGCGTTGTAGAGCATCAAAGTATCTGCGTTTGGAGTCTGGTACTTTTTGCCAATTATCTCTTTCATATTTCTGAGCACCAAATGTTAATACTTTGACCGTTTCTTCTAATGCATATGGTGGCAATAAACCATATTCTAATTTACCACCATCAAATTTACGACCTTCTGGCATTACATTTCTCCAACGAAATTGGCCACAGCAGGCATATCTCCTTGGAAATGATATGTGCCAATATGAGATGTTCTCATCCAAGGACAGAGATGAATTGTGCCGCCAATTTTACGCCACATCTGGCAGAACATATAATCTTCTGAAAGATAACGATCAGAACCGCCACCAACAATACTATCTTTGGTGTCGATTACTGTATCAAAGAAGGCATGAATATAACGTGTGCCATCAAAGTGTGCCTGACCTACATGGTCTGGTTTATATCGAATCATTGGATACGCTTCTTCCATTTTCTTAAACACTTCTCGTTTAATCATCATGAAGCCGGTACCAATTTCCAATACTTCTAAAGGTTCTGTAACAGTAAATTGTGCGGTGCCTTTTACCGGATTGAAAACATAATCACCAGTAACTTTTTCTAATATTTGTGCATCAATATCCGGATTTTTTGCTACTGCAGTTTTAACTGATTTCCATTTAATTGCTTTCTTAGGATAAGGACCACCAGAAACATCTTTGTCCATGGCCAATAAAGCAATCACATCTTGTGGATTAAAGTGAATATCAGAATCAATAAACAACATATGTGAACATTCTGACCGATGAATAAATTCATCCACCAAATAATTTCTAGCACGGGTGATTAATGATTCATTGAAAAGAAATGAAAATTTCACCTGCACACCATACTGCATGCAAAGGCCTTGTAAGTCTAGGCAAGATTTCATGTATAGACCGTGATTCATGCCACCATACATTGGTGTGGCTACGAACAGGCTTTTCTTTTGTAATTCTTCTTTTTTAATTGAAATTTCCATTTGTTCTCCGAAAAATAAAAAAAGGGAGTTTCGTTATAAACGAACTCCCTCTGTAACCGATAGCTTAGTTAAAGCTGTAACCAGCCGATAGAGCAGCACGAACCAAAGCTTTGGTTGGCTTACCCATACGATAGGCACGAACTGTGCTACCATCGGAGCGGCGAACGGTGTTGGTATAGATGCAGTGACCTTCTTGACGCAACTCGTCAATACGAGCTGATACGTTTTGAATACCAAAACGAGCACGAGCTTGTGCTGTGGTCAAAGTGTTGTAACCTTCAGATTTGCTCAAGTAATTGAGAATCTTTTGCTTAGCAGATAATTGCTTTTTCATAATAAAACTCCATAGTAAGTTAATAATAACCTTGCGTATTGCAAGTTCTCACATCATAACATTATATAGTTGTGTGTGTCAAGTATATTGGTGGTATACTTGTTTATCTGCCAACTTGTGGCAAATACTTTGCCTTGGTTTCTTCCCAAGTTAAATCAATTAAATCATCATAAAAAAGTGTTTCATATGAAACATTATTTTTCTTTTGTAATTGCCGAATACGGCCTTTGGCATATTTTGTTTTCCAAATATCACTCAATGCTTTTTCACTGGTATCAAATGATTTTACCAATTTATCTTCGGTAATTTCTTTACGGAGAAATTCACTGGTATTATTATAGAGTGGACTGAAATAGATACCACGTTGATGTTCGGTACGAATTAAATTTTTTGGTATGTCTAGTTTAGAATAGGCAAAGTTCAATGATCGATTTTTATGATCACGCTTGAGTGGTAGTCCTTGTGTGTTTTTTGCTTCCCACCATTCAAAATATTTTCGTGTATGATTCTCTTTAATCCAATCAAACACCAATTTTTTGGTTGCTCGAGTTGGTTCAAAAGCAACTGAACCAGATGAGAATCCCATTTTATTCCAATGTTCTAGTCCATCATACTGAGAAAGACCATTAGACTTAGTGTTGCCATAAAGAGAAGTTGTAGTAACTCCGGCCAAGACATCTCCATATTGTCGTTTCCAATCTTTTTGAACTGTATCAGATAAACACAATAACGCCAACAATTTACCACCCATATAATTAAAACCAAGAGGTTGTAATGGCACAATCGTAGAACCGATTGCAGTATGATTAATCATGTGTTGTTGTGTCTTTATATCTCTCGACCAGCCAATTGCATTATCTCTCGGAGTCAAGTCCAGGAAGTCTGAGGAGATACATATCACACCAAGATATTTCTTACTAACTTCATCAGTAACAATATAATACAAATTACGACCAATGTTAGAATTATTTTTCATTGTAGAAGAAAAGGTACGAATAGCATTCCATCGTTCCGCTTCAGGTCCATTGGATAAAACCATAGTTGGTTCCAACTTTTCATAATCATCCGGATCTTTTGGCATCCAGAAATTAGCTTTGACTTCATTAATCATATCTCTTTGTTTGGGATCAACCATTAATATTTCTTGACCCCACAAAGTGGAAACTTCATGAACTGGATATCGTTCTTTTACTTCACACCATTTTTGATATAAGGTATATTCACGAACATCCATTTGTGAAGCATATGTTAAGTCCTCAATGAGAACTTTTTTCATTTGTTCTTCATCAATGTGCTCAAATTTATTGGCAGGATTTTTTTCTTGCCATGATTGCCATTGTTCTTCTACATATTCAATTGGTGTTGCCATTATCGTAATTTTAATTTCTTCATTAATTTATTTCTTTTTTGTAAACCATATTGTAACGCCATTGGCTTAGTCTTACTAGTATACACGATGCCATTCATGTGGTCAAGCTCATGTTGAAAACAACGAGCAGATATGCCAGAAAATGTGGCACCTTTCCATTCACCAGTAAAGTCTTGGTATCGAACACCTATCTCTGCCGGCCTAGTAACTCTTAATCCTAATAATGGAAAAGAAAGGCACCCTTCTACCATGTGTGATTCTTCTTTTGAAAAATTAATAATTTCTGGATTAAAAAATGCCACATAATCATCATTGGTACCCATCACGAATACTCGGTAACGATAGCCACATTGATTGGCTGATAATCCATAACCACGATAATGTTTACAGGTTTCAACCAATGCAGAAGCAAACAAATTAGGATTTACTGGTGGATTATTAAAATCAAATTCTTGCATTACCTCTCTTAATATTGGATTATTTTCAGATACCAATTTAAGAAGATTAATTTGTTGTTTTGGTTGTTCAACTTTTACCGATTCTTCAGTATTAAATGTAATAATATCGCTCATTTTGCCACCTGACTAAAATTGTTTTTCTTTTCAAATTTAATTACCGACCTAAATTTATCAAATAACTGGTCGCCCTTGTGTGATATAACAAATACATTAGTGTCTGTTCCCATTTCATGTATCAATTTTAAAAATTCTTCTGTACCAACGGTATCAAGGCTAGAATCAAATACTTCATCGAGTATTAATAAGTTTGTATTGGTACTATTCTTTAGTTTGGCAATCTGTCGCCAAGTAAACAATAGTGCCAAGTCAATACGCATCTTCTCACCTTCGGAAAAGTTGGCATAAGAGAATTCGTCACGGTGCCTTGACTTGATTGTTTCTTCAAAGTTTTCATTGATGTTAAAATTCACAAAAAAGTCCATGGCTGTCAAATACTTATTAATCAATTTATTCATGATTGGCAAGTATTGTTTGATAATCTTTGTTTTAATACCTGTATCTTTTAATAACACAGAAGAATAATCAAAGTAATGTTTTTCGATTGAATAACCTTCTTGTTGTTTTAACAACTCAGCCAACTCATTTTTTAATTCTTTAAGTTTAGCATTTTCATTTTCTAACGAGTCCTTCTTGGTTGCCAAATCACCAATTTCTTTTCGGAGTTTATCAATGTAAGAATGTATTGTTGATACGGTAGAATTGTGTTTGATGATTTCATTATTGTGTTCCTGTATGTGTGTCAATATTTTTTGTATTTCGGACATTCTATTACTAGTATCTTCAATTTGTTTTTCAATATCAGCCAAAGCCACATCAACTTCACCTTTAGTTTGTTGTAATGTGGAGATTTGTTGTTGGCGAAATTCTTCATCAATACCTTGTTTGCAAGTGGGACAATCACTATGATCGTGATAAAAACAAACATCTTTTTCGATCTTCTTTAATCGAGATTCTAGTTTGGATTCATAGTGTACCAACTTGGTACTCTTTTTTTGTATTGCCATTTGATCCGAAACTTTACTATTCAATACATCAATATGTTTTTGAATAAGAGCAATTTCACCACCAAGTTTTTGGCATTGTGCTTCTGAATCTTCTATCTCTTTTTGTTTCTTTTGAATCTCATCATCATTATGTTTCTTGTGTTCTTCAATTGATTCTCTCTGCATTTTAATTTTTTCAGCAGTCAAATCCATTTGATACTTTAATTTTTGGCTACTATCTTTGATGATAGCCAATCGTTCTTTGACAATTGAATTCATTGAAGAAAAAATTTGAATGTCTAATAAATCTTCTATAATCAATCTTCGGTCTGATGCCGAAAGTTGCATGAACGGCACGAATGATGCCGAACCAAGAATAACGATTTGTGTAAACGATTTGAAATTGAGTTTGAGAATTTGTTTCTCTAGTATTTCTTGGTAGTCCCGTGAAGCGGCATCTTGATTGAGTAACTGACCATTACAATAGATTTCGAATGTATTTGGTTTGATACCACGAACAATCTTATACATCTTTTTGCCAATGGTAAATTCAATTTCAACCAGACCTTGTTGTTGGTTGATCGAATTTAATAGATTTGGTTTATTGATTTTACGAAATGGTTTACCAAATAAACCAAAACATAACGCATCAAGAATGGTTGATTTACCTGCACCGTTTTGGCCAATGATAAGCGTATTGGGTGATTTGTTTAGTTGTATTTCTGTAAAAGAATTACCAGTTGATAGTATATTTTTATATCTTATCTTTTCAAATAGAATCATGCTTGTTCAGTATTCAAGGCTTCCACATAAAGTTCTCGCAGAATGTTTTTCAATCGGTCATTATCAATACTTTCTTCTTGAATGGTATCGACATACTTGTTTAAAATAGTTAAAGTATCTTCTGCTTGATCAATCATATCATCTTCAAGACCTTCTGTCAAGTCAGTAAAGTCCTCAGCAATGGTAATATCGATTGGATTCACATCATATAATTTGGCCATAAACTTATCAAATAGATGTGGATTCGTTTTGTTGACCACCACCACTTTCACATATGTGTTGGTATATTTTGTTAAATCTTTATTAATAACTTCTGTGATCGTTTCTTCTTTATCATCATAAACTATTTTGTGAAACATTACATTTGGATTTTTTACGAAAGTAAGGTCACGGCTGACAAGGTCAAAAATATGAAAACCTCTAGGGTCATTATAATCTTGCCAAGTAAGTTCATAGGGGTTTCCGAGATAATGTATACCGTCAGCTGAGCTCCGATGATGATAGTGACCGCTAAAAGTAATATCAAACTTTCTGAATAATTCACGACTTAATCCTTCCTGGCTTGGCATACCACGGTACATCGCAAAGCCTTGAATCTCAAAATGTCCCATACATATATCTGCTTTGGTATTGTTGAGTTCATTTAAACTATCTGTATAATTTTCTGGACAAATCCAAGGCATCATACAAACTTCTGTTTCACCAACCATGATTGTGGTGGGTTTTGAAATTACCCGTATATTTGTATATTCTTGCAATAACAGGTCTACCGAATTGACATCATTAGTGTTCTTGAAATAAGTATCATGGTTACCGGCCAACATATGAACTTGAATACCTTTGGCATATAACTTATCAAAAAACATTTCTCTTGAGCGTTTTAATGTGAAAAAGTTTACATACTTTCTACGATCAAAAGTATCACCCAATATAAGAACAGTATTGATACCGTGTTCTTCAAGAGTTGGAAAAAAAGTATCACGATAGAATCGTTCATAGTAATCTAAAAAATGTATTGAATCATTACGAGCACCAAAGTGCTGATCAGTTATAACTGCTACTTTCATTGTTGAATACCTTCTACGCCAAATTTTTCTTTAGCCACTTCAATAGTTGCTGGATGAAAATGTTTACGGCAATCGAATTGTCGGCAAGATTTTGGTCGAATATCATAGATTGAACATTTGCCATCGATGAACATTGAACAACCACCGGTTGGTGATTTCTTAAACATCGCCACCAAAGGACCAACATTTGGATTTTCCTGAAGTATATTTTTATCTGGCTGTATAAGACTTAACGGATAAAGTCCAGATGAAACTTCTTCAGGAGTTAAAAATGGAGTTAACACTTCACAACATTTGGTGCAAGTGCCACAAGGAACATCAGATATGGGGTCAGGACTATCAACCGATGTTAAATTGATATTAATAATTTTATATTTATTTTCTTTCAATGTCATCTTCTTCACATTTTTCACCATATTGGATTTCTATAATCTTCAATGGTTGGGTTTCATTATTTTTTAATTGATGCCACACACCGGTTGGTATGTTTACTGTATTGTGTTTGTAATAACTCTTTTCTGTATTTGAAGTTTGTCTTTCTTCAATTACTGTTGCCACACCTTCTACAATATGCCAATGTTCATTTCTATATTGATGTCTTTGCATCGTGAGTGATTGGCCAGGTTCAACAACCAATTCTTTAACTTTGGTATTCGGTGTTTCATATAACACACGATAAAAACCCCAAGGCCTTTGTGTTTTAGGTGATTTCCATTCTTCGAGTAAAGATGATGAAGAATTTAATTTTGTTTCTCCACCAACACCAAAAACAAATTCGATTCCTTCAACTGACATCTCTGGTATGTTTTCAACTGTTCTGTCGCCGCCATTTGCAAATACAATGGTGCTACTTGGCCAAGTTTTCTTTACAGTATCAATTAATTTGATGGCACTATTGTCTGAATCGTCAAAGCTCACAACGTAGTCAACGGCTTTCAGTTCTTTAATTATTCTAGAACGGTCGTGCCAATTCATAAATGCTCGACCTTTTTTGCGAATCAACCACTCATCACTATTGATACCAACAACAAGAATATCACCTAATGATTTGGCTTGATTTAGATAAGAGATGTGTCCTGAATGTAGAGGATCAAACCCTCCTGATACAACCACGACCTTAGTTACGGTCTGGTTTTCTGTGGTCAATGTTGTCATAATATTTAATTTCCAATATAGAATCTACGGGTTGTTTAATACCAAATACTGCAGCTTCATCAAACCTTTCAAACTCTTTTGATAAAACATAATCTTCTAACAAATAAGTCACCTTATACATTTTATTTCCTATATGTTTACTGTTGGTGTATTTGGATCATTCTCATCATAGAATTTAATTTCAAATAAACACTCAGCAGAAATAGTTTTGGCAAAATCAAGAGATTCTCTATGAGTTTTAAACCACTTGAATAATAGAACATCTTTTTTATCCACAGATGGATAATATGTAAGTTTATACATTATACTACTCTCCTAAAAATTTTTCAATGCCTTTTGTTTTCTTTACCATTTGTTTTTTGGCTTTCTTTGTTTTTTCGTATGTACCAATAAACTCAGCAATATTGTCATAGAGTTCAAATTGTTTGGTGGTACCATCCTCAAACTCCATCATTTCCATTTCGTCTAGAATTCCCATTTGTTCTGTAGCTTTATACTTGACGTATGTTTGTTTCTTCTCTTTGCCGATTCTCCGTAAAAAGGCAAAGTAAATAACCTGTGTAAAATAAGCAAACGGATTTTTCGATTTGGCTGGATCAAAGTTATCAAAATACTGTAGGCAGTTTTCAATACCATCTGATATCATCTCGTCACGATAGGTATAGTTAATGAAGTTTGGTTTGTGTGATAAACCCTCTGCTATCTTCATGAAACACTCACCTATGTAATTTGGAATAGCAGGTTTTTCTTTTTTTTCTTTCTTAGCTTTACTACAAGCTTCTTTGTAATCAACTAGTGCCTTTAAAAAATCACCGTTGTTTATATAATGTTTTTGTTTAGTCGCCATGTTTACCACATAATGTTATTGACAATCGCTTGACAAGTGTGTAAAGTCGAGTATGTCCGGTTTTCAGAATCAATGTATTACTGCTCCATCATAATTTAAATCTTCAAAGTCTTGTAATGCTTCTTGTATTTCATCATCAGTCATATTTTCCACAAGTTTTTTTGCCTTTAAAAGGTCTTGAATCTTTTTCGTTGTGTTCAAATAATATTCACAGAATTCATCAGCAGGTTCTATTACACAGAGAATGTCATGTTTTTCTAAAATGATTTCATTTTTCTTGACTAATTGAATAGGCAACCAATGTCGCATTACGAGGCCAAGTTCATGACCAGGACGTAATTCTAAACCAACTGACATTGGTTCGGTAATATCATATGCATTGATGCCGTTAGCTGTTAATTGACCAACAATATCTTCACCATTCTTTAACCTGACTATTTTTATATTATCCATTTTTTAGTCCTATTTTGTATATTTTGAATGGGAACTTCTCCTCATTATATATCTTCGTTCTTTCCACGAAATGTTTTAGTGTATAATTCATATGTTTTTTGTATCTTAAATCATCGGAGATATCATATAATGTGGCTATATTTTTGCCTTCATTTTGCCTAAGACTTCGACCAATACTTTGTAACGTTCTAATTGAAGATTTAGTTGGCATTGCAAATATAATATTATGCAAATTTCTAATATTGATACCAGTGCTAAAAGTACCAAAAGAAGCGACAACGATTGCATCTTGTTCTATCTCCATAATTTTTCTTATTTCTTCACGGTCTGTTGTATCAGTACCGCCATAAACAAAGAACACTTTTCTATTGCCAAGTTTCTCTGTTTGTCTTATCATATCATACAATATTTTACCATGCTTGTCAACCATTTGAAACAATACGAGAGTATTTTTACCTAAGCTAACTGCAAGATTTTTAATGAATTTATTTCTAGTTTCATGTGATATCAGATATTGAATTTCTTCTGAATAAGTATAGTCTTTTACCATCAAACATTCTTCATCGGTATGTTTTAACACTAGACACTTTATCTCAAAATTTGAGAGTTGTTGTTTATCAATTAACTCTTTGGTACTGATAACTTTCTTAACTGTGCCAAACAAACCTTCTAACACTAGTTTATGTGTTTTGGTTCCATCCAATGTGCCTGTTAAACCAATTCGATATTTGGCATTAATACAAGAAGTTAGTATTGTTGTTAATGATTGTGCCTTGAATAAATGTGCTTCATCACCTATAATGTAATCAAACTGGTGAAAATATTCTTTTGGCATCTTATACAAAGATTGCCATGTAGAAATAGTCAAAGGTTTATCTGTTTCTTTTTCTTTGCCTTGATAAATGCGGTGAACATTGGTCATTTCACCGTCATTGTAATCACCAAAATCAGAATACAATTGTTCAACCAAAGAAGTGGTTGGAACAATTACAAGGCCTTTGAGATTTTGATATTGGTGAAGTTGACGAAAGATTAGATAGATGATGAGAGATTTGCCAGATGCCGTTGGTGAAACTAACAACGCTCGGCGTTTTTGCATGGCATGAATGTAAGCATTGATTTGGTGTTCTCTTACTTCAATTGGTTCACCACGAGAATGTATATCTAATGATTCAATAAATTTTTTGGCATGGTAAACAGAATAATCATCTTCGATATCTGGTCTTGGATCACCATACTCAAATTGATATTGCCGTTCATTACAAAACTCCTCAATGTAAGGCAAAAGTCCAAGATATATTTGATTCGTTTGTAAATTAAACATACGAATTTTTCCATCCCAAATTCGATTACGATAGGCAGGAACAAATTGGTAACCCGGAACAAAAAATGTAAAAAACTCCGATAACTCTTTTGCGATATGTTTTTCACAAGTTATCTTGGCATACACCTCATCTTTTTTAGTTATAACTAATTCATTCATTCTTTTTTATCAAATTGGTAGAACCATGAATCAGGAGTGCCAACACTCCACTTCGATACATTTTCTACTGAATAAACCTCTGTTGGTATTTTAAAATCAGGTGTTTTGACCACTGGTGGTACCAATGATACATCATACCATAGGCACCGATTATTTGGTTGACAGGCAAATTGACCATTATCAAGTTGAATAAAGTTATATGATTTGTGTTCTTGCACACCTTCTGAGAAACTGGTGTCAATACGATTGAAGTCTGGTGCCGCAAAATCAATTGTAAAAAGATATTTGCCAAAGTGAAACTGTTTGTCTTTGCCAAAATACTTTACTTTAAGACCACGTAGATTGGACTTTTCAATTACTGCCATATCATATGAGAGGCAATCCCAAATTTGTAGATTATCTAATGGCAGGTATTCTTCTACTGGTTTCCAAACATAGGCAGAAATTGGTAGTTTGTCAAATAATGCACCATAATCGGTCAACATACATTCGATACGAAATGCCTGACCTTTGATTGCTTTGGCAGTCATCCATACACATGGTTCTAATTCACCATGACCTTTTTCATTGTTGTAAAGAAACTCTTTACGAACAAAACATTTAACTGGTGGTATGTTTGCAACTAAGAATGCCATTATTGTCCGCCTATAAATTTTTCCCAAGAGATAAAATCTCTCAGTTGCCATGTTCTTTGTTTTAATTCATTGAGTATAGATTCTAAAACCGATACACATTCTTCGTGGTATACTTTTTTTTCTAACATCTTAATCAAATCATTATCACCTTCCAAATAAGCATTGATGTCCGACTTTAACACGAAAGAGAATGGTTGCCATCCATTGGCATCTAGTTCTTCTTGGCTCATACGACCAGAATAGTATTCTATTTTTATTTTACGCACTCGTAGGTAATCAAAATGTGCCTTTTTAGAAGCAATTTTATGTTTGGTAAGTATGGAAAGATATTGGTTGTGTAGTTTCGGAATTTTCAACAGTTCTTTACCAGGTTCCGTTTGGTCAATTTCTGTATCTTTTTCCCACAGTTTTAAAATTTGTTCAAGGTTTTCCATAATAAATTCAAAAAGGTTTATAAAACTATAGTATACTACACTATTGGTTTATTGTCAAGCTATTGATTAAATTTTTTCAAAGTCAAAATAATCAAATATAAAAACGGCATCGGCAGACATAATATCATCAGCCGATTGTTTGGTATCAAATGTGATATCCGATAAAGTGATTGGAAACATATTGTAAAACTTGACCCGGATGATTGGATTGTTTAAATTTGACAATATGGTTAATGTGGCATCTGAATATTGCTGTTTAGTGGTAGACTTATTGTATTGGTTCTGTAGTGCTGTCAACCTATTCCTTTCAGAAAAACTGTCTGGAGATGCGATGGAGCGGAACCAAGAGTGTAATTGTTGCCATCCTATCAATCCTTCATCAAGTAAAAATGTAACACTAAACGGGTTGTAGGTGATCTTATTACCAGGTGCGAATATGTCCAACATTGGAGTGTTGATTGGGGCCTGTCCTAGATTGATTCCTGGTAGGTTTACTAGTTGACAGAAATATTGGGTTGCTTTGCCAATGCGATCAAAACTCAACAGAAACTTTGTCGGTTGAAGTAGATTGGTGTTTTCGGGAGTTCTAGTTAATACAGTCATACGTCTATTTAGGTCATAAAAAAAGAGACCTCCGTGTGGGAGGTCTCTTTAAAGGTCACTCTTGTTGGTGACTTTTTATTACATCAAGTTAGCTACTTTGAATATACGATAGTATACGTTGCTACGTGGTGTAATCTGGTTGGTAGAAGCACCGTTAGCCAAAGCACCTTTAGCAAATGGGTTAGCTACCATGCCGTAACGAGTTTTGAATCCAATCTTAGGTTGGAATGTAAACTGGTCAACAGCACGAACCATTTGTAGAGGAACGTATGGGCAATAGAAAATACCAGCATCGTATGGGCTAGAACCTTTGTAACCGATAGTTACGAGTTCTTGGTTGCTTGTGTATCCACCAAAGTATGGGTCGATATAGACCTTGATACGTCCATGGAGTAAACCAGCAAATGTGTTGCCTGTGTCATCTACTTGCAAATCAGCAGACAGAGCAGGAGTATATTGCAATACACCAGCCATTGCCATTGCAGAAGCAACGTCAGACGAAACGATCAACACGTTACCCTTACCACGGCGGGTTTGCTTAGCGATTACGTTTGCATCACGCTCGATTTGGAAAATCAAACCTTTGAAACGCTCAACAGACCAACGACCATTGGAGTCTGTGTCTAAGTCAAATGTACCAGCTGTAGTTGTACCGTATTGTGCACCTGTTACAGCGGACAAATAAATGGTACGGATAACTTCACGATTGATTTCAGCTAGAATTTCTGTAGACAGAATGTTAGACAATTCTGTTTCAGCATCAAGACCATGAATTGCTTTCAAGTCTTGTGCAAGTTCTAACGAATACTCAGCTTTCAAAGCACGTGATTGAGCAGTTACAGTAACTTTCTCAATGCTGAATGCCATTTGGCCAAATACGCTGTCAGAATCAGCACCAAGATTTTCAGCAGTTGCTGTGGGCATGCCAATACCAGTTGTAAAGGCGTTAGCTGTAAAGCTTGCTACAGGATTTGTTGCGATATCATTGTCAGGTGTTGTTGTACCACGGAAACCGTATGGGTTAGCAACAGAAGAAGCACCAGAAAATACTGTGTTGGCTTCGTTGAAGAAGGCTTCTGCACCTGTTTGATTTGTGTAACGAGCACGCATTGCAAAAATCAAACCGGTAGGACCTGTCATTGGCTGAACGCCAGCAACGTCATAAGCGATAAGATTTGGCAACGAACGGCGAACCAAGCTGATCAAGATAGGATCAAAATTGCTGATACCAGAACCGGTAACGTTGGTAGGACCACCTGTACCGTATGCTGTTTCATTCAATGCTTGAGCATCTTGTGTCATAGCTTGTTGTTGATTCTCCAAAACGAGGGCTGTAACAGCACGCTTGTAAGGATCTTTAATGGCTTCGAGTTCTGGATGCTCCAAAACAGGTGTCCATTTCTTTTGTAGTTCTTCAGTCATATACATTTTTTGTTTTCCTTTTTTTGTATATTTGTTATTATTTGTTTACAGTTTGTGAAATTGCTTTCGAGTAAACTTCCATTAAAGGATCGGAAGATTTTGTAACCTTCTTTTCTTCTTCAATTTGGACTTCATCATCCAAAGCAGAACTGTCAGCAGAAATTACTGGAGTTTTGAAATATGATTCTTTCAATGTTTCCAATTTTTCTGTGAATTCTTCCTTCGTAGTAAACTCAACACCCTCTGCGAGTGATTTCATTTTTTCTACTTGGGTCTGCGTCAGGCCTTCACACGCTGCGTAAATAGCCTCAAACTTTTTATGCTCATTGAGTTCTTTTTTCAACTCAATAGCAGATTGGACTTGTTGATTAAATGCTTCTTCGAGTTCTTCAACTTTAGAAGTAAGTTCTTCAACAACATCTACCTTTTCTTCAGGAATATCGATATAGTGATCTTCAAACAAATCTTTTAATCCAGCAATAAAATCTTCAACGATTTCGGCACGGAGTCCTTTTTCGATGGCGATTTGATTATCTTTTACCCACTCCTCAACCATGTAGTTGAGATAGTCATCAACTTTAGTTGCCATTTCTTCTTTGATTTCCTCAACGGCAGCTTCAAATTGCTCAGCCAAAGCTTCTTCTGCTTCAGCAATAACTTCTTCAGCACGTGCAATAACAGCGGCTTCAAAAATTGTTGTTGCTTTAGCGATGAATTCTTCAGAAAGATTTTCACCAGAAATTAAGGCATCAATATCTTCCTTCATTTTTTCTTTTTTGATCATTTTTTTAATCATGGCTTTATCTTCTTTCTCATCTTCGTGGCCTTCTTCTTTTTCGGCTTCAGCAATAACCTCTTCGTCAGCTTCAGTTTCTTCGTAAGTCTGGACACCAACAGAACCTTTGTTTAAAGGCATTTGGTTTTTGCCAGTCTTGCCTTCTGGATGTTCAACAGAACCTTGCTCAGCAGGTTGACCTTTAAGTTTTTTGGCTGGTTCAGAACCTACAGGAGGTGTTGCGCCAGGAGCAGATGCTGTGGGAGCGCCCTTAGTTGCATCTGGAGCACCATCGGTTGTTTTGGTAACTTCGGTACCAATGTCACCGACTTCTTTGGTGCCATAGGCAACATCGCCAGTTAATTTTTGTGGTTTATCTTGGCCGGACTTTTTGCCTGCAACAGATGCATTCAAAATCTCTTTAGCGGCTTCGGACAGATTAAATTTTCCCATTTTGAAAATCTCCTTGATTTATATTGGATATTTATATTTAAAGTTTTTTTACGAGTGATTCCCAAATGCGTAGACTCACTTCTTCAATTTCCTTCTGCGAGGCCTTCTTAATTGCCTGTTTTGCTTCAGTAAATTGTTGTTCTGTCCATACACCGTTGACTAACACCCATTCTTTGCCTTCCATGATACCTTGAACGAAAGCATTTGGAGCAGAGGGGTCTGCTACAATATCCGCCGCTGTGGCTAGATGAAAATCATCTTGAACTATGTTTACACCATTAACATTTTTAAGAGAACCCATACCACGAGAGGATACACCGATTTGAGCGCCTCCCTCGATTAAGCTCTTAACAATGTTACCCATAGGTGTGTCAAGAATTTTTGCTTTGCCTATCCAATCATTACCTTCTTGGCGGAGGTTCACAACCATGTGTGACACTCTGTCCAAATTGATTGATGGTGTGTCTGGATGACCCAACTCACCAAAGGCACGGTTTTTATTAATATATTGTTCTGTATATCTTTGCACTTCTTTGGCCATGGTCTCTTTAAGGTACTTACGACCATTACGATTGACCACTTCTGCTTGTAGAAATGGACCTTCAATGTAAAGATTTCTCTTGCCGTCTTTATCTTCGGCAAGATATTGTAATGTTTCGGTGACTTCTGTTATTAACTTCATTATAGTCCCATAGCCTTTCTTTTTCTTAAAGACATTTGCCTTTTTCTTAATGACTGCCTCAGTTTACTTCTTCGTTTAAACTTGGAACGTCTGGCAGCCATTTTTCTACGCCTACGTTCTTGTGGCGACATTCTTGTTAACTTGCCACCACGAAATGTATAACCAGCTACTGCTGATTTTTTTACTCTCCGTTGTATCTTTCCACCACGAAATCTCACTCGAATAAGCTTTGCTCTACCTATTCTTTGTATATTGCCTTCAGCAATTTCATTTGCTAAACGCTCTTCAATTTGGTCGAGTTTTTCATCGACTATTTCTAATATTCTTTGTTCTAATAATTCTTGTGCTTCTACCAGATTATTAGATAATAATTTGGTGATAAAATCTTTCATTATGGTTTGAGGCCATACTCACCGTAATTAAATGCAGCAGGATCATTAAACTGGCCACGTTGATAATATTCATTTTCTTTACGTAGTTCTATGACCATTGTATAACTGTCATTAGCTGCCATGCCACGAGTTACAACACCAATATCACCGTTGCATCCTCCTGTGCCTTTTGCATTATTTGGTATTGTTGTCCAATTTCCCATACCATCATATTCTCCGTTACCATTCATAATTATTAATGGTACGTTGGTATTTGCTTTCCAGTATAGTTGAACATCTCCGCCTGATCCACAGTCATACCATAAACGATTTAATGCTAATCCGTAATACGGTAGTGCTGAACCTCCAGAACTCAATAATCCAGGTACAGCGTTTGCATTTAGTGCACCATACAGCGAGTTTGCTTGTATACGAGAACTGTTTGATTCTTGGCCTGTGCCATCAAAAGATGCTGTAAGTTTAATAACAACGTGTTCCGTTGTATCTTTAATTACCTGGTATGTAAATGAATTTGCCATTTTTTATTCCTGTTTAAATTCTTCTGGTATGGAAGCAGACCACATCATTGTTTCGTATGGTATGGTTACATATTTATTAATTTTATCCACATAGTATAATGCCACTCTTTGGCCATTCGGAAACTGCCTAACAGACATACGCTTCATCATTAAAACATTAGGCGGATCTTGTTCCGTCTTTTTGTTTTTTTTACAAGCGGTACATAACTCTTTAAGCGTTTTCACTCTCTTGTTCCTGTTCCGTTTCTTGTGCCTGTGGCGGTTCAATTGCTACATCTTGAGCCGTAGCCAAAGGATCTTCTACGGGATTCAACATTGTTTTTGCAATCTCTTGTTTATGTGCATCTAAATGTGCCATTACTCTATTCTGTATATCATTATACAGAGCGTCCCGCATCTCTTTTGCGTTGTCATTATAAGCGTAATCAACAATAGCTCTAGTATTTTCCATTATTTTCTCCATTCAAAATATTTATAGTATTTGTTTTAATTTAACAAACGTTCCGGCTGATTCTTTAACCTTGGCGGCCGCCTGTTGCATATCCATTTGATGCTCTTGGTCTGCTGGATTCTGTGGTTGTTGTGGTACCTGTGCCATCATTTGTGCTTGAGCTACATCATTTGTCACACCAACTGGTAATCCAAGACCAGCTTCTTTTTCTTCATCAATTTCAGCCTGCATTTGTTTGATTTCATCATCATTCAAACGTAACACATTTCTTTGTATCCATGCTTGAGAGAAGTAACGACCAGTATATGGATCAACAGAACCTAATATCTGTAACCGATTGGTCATCAACTCAGCTTCTTTTAATTCACTAAAATTATTATCTCGTATAAAATCATAGTAAATTTGTTCTTTAAATTCTGACCATTCTTCAGCGGTACAAATGCCTTTTAACACACATTGTATGCGTAATGCTTGGTCAAAAATATCTGAGAATTTATTACGAACACGGTCAACAAACTTAGCAAATTTTAATTCATCACGGGTAACTTCTGCCACACGGCCAATTGAGAAACCTTGGTTTGGTTCTAGTCGTGAAATAGGAACACTTAACGATTGATATAATTTCTTTTGAAAGTATTTGACATCTTCCAATTCACCTAAATTTTGGCCACCAGGTAATGTAGTAATCTCTGTGCCTTTACCACCTTCACGGCGTGGCAACCAAAAATCTTCCATCATAGAAAGAAACTTACGGTCATCACGAACTTCACCGGTGTTGGCATCATATACCAGTTTATTCTTATACTTGACCATAATATCACGTAGATATTGCTCTGCTTTTAACTTTGGCAGATTACCTACGTCAATATAAAATATACGGCGTTCTGGTGCACGTGAGATACGATAGATAACTGTCGCATCTTCAATCATACGTAACTGATTGAGTGGTTTAATTGCTTTGTGTAGATAAGACAACACAACAGCACGGCGAGAATCCATCAATCCGGAAACAACAGAGATAATAGAATCTGTTGTAATGCGAACACCAACAGGCCCATAATTAGTAGAACTACCGGTGACCACTTTGTCGTTGTAAATATAATACTCATTAGCCACAATAACAATTTCTGCACCAGTTTTTTCATCTTTTTGTTTTTTTAATTCACGAACTTTTCTTAATTTACGAGGATCAATGTAACGCAACTCTTTGATACCGGCAATTGGATTTTCTTTATCAATAATTACGTTGTAATACAATCTACCATCAATATAATAACGGCGGAAAATATCCTGAGCCATGTTATTATAGTTTAACAACTTTAGAATGTTTTGAAATTCATCTTTGATGGCTTTTTTAATTTTTTCTGGTTGATTTAGATTATCTAAAACAATGTTGGTTACTTTACCATCATCATCTGATACGATGGCTTCATTAACTATATCATCAATTGCTGATTCAATTTCTGGTTGCATAGCCATCTCACGATAACGAGAGATAAGTTCTACCTCATTTTTTGCAGTACCATCAAGATCAACATAAGTGCCATAATATGCTGCTGATTGTATAGTTAATGCACCATCTTCATTAGCTGGTGCTGTAAAGGATTGTTGCGCAGACTGATCACTTTCGGATTTGTCCCGAGCAATCGTAAAACCAAAAAGAGAGAATTTATTAGCTGCCATATTGTTTACTTTTCCAATTCAATTAAACATAAATGGGGTAAAAAATTACCCCATATAAAAAACATATTAAGAAGTAGTATCTGATTCCCAATATTGGAATGCGAATGTTGCTGCATATTCTTCTATAGAATCATTTGAACCCCAATCTAAATCAATTGGAGCTACATCTACTGGAAACACACCAACAAATTTATAATTTTTCAGTTCTTGACCAGCTTTACCATATTGAGTAACAACAGCGTCAACTGAATAATTTGATGGATTTACAGCGTTAGGATTCCTTACGTTTGATACGTGACTGTTGATTGAATTCATCCATGATTCTAAAGAATTACGGATTAAAAAATCTTCGTCATTTATAATTTGTAATGTCCAATCTGTAAATGTTCTGTTACCAGCAAACTTTAATTCACGTCCAAAATAATATAATGGAAAGCTATTAATTGTTGAACCAGGTAACTGTGCTGTTTTGGCCATGAATGTTGTCTTTTGGCCGGCCACAGCAGCATTTGCCACTACTGTTGGGAATGTTAAAGAGACCTTAAATAGATTGGGACGGGCACCGTCACCAATCATATTCGCTCTAAATTCTGCTACATTGAATGCCATTTAATTTCTCCTATATTCTTAGTATTTATTAGACAGCACCAACGACTGTTGTGAAGTCAACACCAGTTCCAACAGCAACAAAATTCAACTGGATGAAATTGACTGAACGAGCAGGTTTGATGTAAATATCACCAATAAATTGATTAGAATCAATTACTTGTGGTGTATTATTTGTGGTGTCACATACGACCTTGAAGTCTGTAATACCACGGCGACCTTGAATATCTCTGAGGAAAGGTGTTATCAATCCAACAAACTGTGCACGTGTAAATTCATCATTGAATTCAAATAATGAATACTTGGCAGCTTCTGCAATTGCTTTCTCAAGAACAATAAACAATCTACGAACATTGATACGATCAAAAGCGGATGGCTTAGATTGTAGAGTTTTGTCACCAAACAACACGATGCCTTGACCAGGGAAAGAACAAACAGGATTAATGCCTAACGAATAAATCGTATCACGCTGAGTTTTATTTGGATTCCAAACTAACTTAACTGCATTCTTAACAGAACCACGATTGAAACCAGCTGGTGAATACCATGGATCACGAACTGTATCTGTATTTACACAGAGTCCAGCTACGTCACCATTCAATGGTACGAAACGATATGTATTGTTGTATTTGTCATACATGTATTTCCAACCAGAATCAGCGACAACATAAGAAGATGAACGATTCAAACTGGACAACCAAGTTGAAATACCAGATGTTGGAGTTACACTAATGTTATCAATCGATGTTAATGGAGGTGAAATAAATGCTACACAATCTTTACGTGATCCAACAATGTTGTCGATAACATATTGTTGAATTGTTACGCCAGCATTACCCGTTATTGCCAAAGAAATGTTTGTTGTATCTTTGTTTGCAAACAAATTCCAAGCTCTCTGATGTTCTCCTGTTGTTGGAGTACCATCTAAACCACCAGCTAAATTAATTGATTGATTGGTTGTCAAGTTAGCAAATGTTGTGTTTGTTGCATTTGTTCCCCAAGTGGCTGAAGTTGTAATGTAACTAGGAGGATCAACGGCATAAACATATGTCGATTTATTGAAAATTACTTCTTTATAGTAATTTGTTTGACCATTTATAGAAGCATCTCGTGCTTTAGAAACAAAAGGATAAACTTCTAATACTGTTCCTCGAGCTCCAGTAAACTTACCATCAGCATCAACAACGACAATGTGCATTTCGTCATTTGAACCACCAACAGAAGTGGCATAATCAGAAGTGCCTGGTGCGCTTGTGAAATATGATTTATATGTCCAGCTTGTGAACAAAGAAGTATTGGCACAAACATGAACATCTAAAGAATTACCTAATGTGCCAGGATATCTTGCAGCAAAAGAACCGTAAGTATCATTATTATTTTGATTCAAATATAGATACTTGAATTCTTCTTCATTTTTAAATTGAAATGAACTGTTTGCTGTAGCGTTACTTGCGTTGGCGCTAATCACTCGAGCAACACTTAAATTATTGCCATATGCTAAAAAGCTAGCAGCAGTTAAAAAAGAAACGGCTGTGGTTTCTGTTGGTTTAGCAAAAATTTTTGATAGTGTATTTTCGCTATCTACTAAAATTATTGTTTCAGCGGGACCCCAATCGAAGGTTCCAGCATAGGCACCAGCGGTAGTTAATACCGAAGGAACGACTGTTGTTAAGTCGACCTCGGAAACATTTACGCCTGGAGAGAGTTGAAACGCCATTTTATTCTCCTTGAATTATTATGTGTTTTTGGCAGTTATAATACCATAGCAATATTTATCAACCGTAGGATTTATAGATCCTTGAACCACTTAGCGGTGTAACTTGCGTAAGTATCACCACCACTAGCAACTTCCCATAAATCTCCGCCTTCTAACATAAAATCTGGTTTAGTGCCATCATCAATAATTGGTTCAGGAAGAACTTCTTCATCAATCTGGTTCATATTTTCTAATTGAATTTGTTTTCTTAAATCGTGGTTTACGATTTCTCTGAAGTATTTTTGAGTGGCAGCCCATGCAAAAATAACTAAAGTCATTACCAAGTCATCATTGGCACCATCGGCTGCAGCAAATGATGTCTTATATTGTTCAAAAGTGGTCAATTCCGAATAGGTATCAAAATCATTGATTAATAATTTATCTCCCTCAATCAATGTTTTGAGATTAGAACAACCAATTTGTTTGACCTGTGGGGACATTTTAAGTCCCATCTGAACACCTCTGGCAAAACCAGCCGACAATTGTTGTGGTTTCTTATTACCAGTAAATATCTTTAAAAGGTTTTCATATTCAAGGTCTTGGTGTAGTATATCTGCCACTTGTGGGTTATTATTAATTTCCACTAATACATAGGCATCATTGTATAGTTTGGCGGCATTGTATATTACGGTTGGAAATAATATGGGAGATATAGAAGAACTAGAATAAGTTGCCACTTGTTTGTATGGTGTCGAAGATATATCAATAACTGAAAATGCTGATGAGTCTAAATTTTTACCCTCAGAAACATCCACACAAATACAATACAGATGGTCTGATTTGTGTTCCGGTCCTTCTTTAATTGGATGTTCATAGATTTTCATCTTATCATGTTCAGTAATTGGATTAATATATCTCAATTGCTGTAACTTATAACCAGAAATAAGTGTATTGGAAGAACCTAAGAATTCGGTTTCAAACTCTTGAGCGAATTGCCGTTCAGAAGTATTGCGAATTGTTTCTTCTTTCCAATCATCATCACGGCCTGGTACCATTGACCAATGAATTTGAAATGGTTTGTATCCGTTTCGACCTTCAATTGAATCCATCCATAGTTTATAGAATAGATTCATACCATTTGGCGTGGAAACAATGATAATCTTTGAGGACTTACCAGATGAGATTACCGGATATACTGAGTTAAAGAATTCATTGGCAATATTGTTTGGTACGAAAGCAAATTCGTCTAAGAATACAATGTTAAACGAACCGCCTCGGATTGCTGAGGATGATGTGGAGGCCGCAATAACCTTGGATCCGTTCTCTAGTTCTACGTTACCTTTGTTCCATGTAACCACACCTTGTTGGAGCCATTGTGGTAAATTTTCGTATGCCAATTGATATTTGGATAAAATATCACGAGCCAAAGAACCTTTGTTTGCCAGAACGGCTACGTTTTGAGAATCGGTAAAAATAGTTGCCCACAGAAGATAACCCACCGTTGTAGTAGTTTTACCAACCTGACGAGGACATTTGGTAATCACAAAACGATTATCTTTGAATAGATTAATCATTTCTTTTTGAAAGTCCCACATATTAAACTTTATGAGGCCTTCATCCACGTTTACAATCTTAATGTAATTCATACAAAAATACACTGGATCTTTAGAACATTTTACATATTCTTCTATTTGTTCCTGTGTATATTCGTGTTCGACACCAACTTTTTTTAGTAACGGGTTATCACGATATGAATCTTTTGTTTGTGTGGCCATTAATCTTTGCCTTTAATGAGTTTATTCAACTCAGCCGTAGAGCCAATAAAAATGGCTTTATCAATGTTGGTACCACTTTTTTCTTTTTTGGAGTTTTCGTCCATCTCTCGCATTTGTTTTTGTATAGCCAATAATTCTTTATTAGCGTCTACCACATTTTTGAGTAGTGTGCCATATACTTCAAAAGCACGGGGATGCTGTCCTGCTTTAGCGATATTAAGTATTTCTTGCATTGCTTCTTGGCCTTGGTCAATAAGCCCTTGAAGGTTTTCTCTTGATTGTTGATAGGCATCAGTAAGGTCCTGTTTTAAATCAGGTTCGTTGAAGTGTGTTTTTAGTACCGGAAGTTTTTCTTTCTTTTCTTCTGGTAAAGGAGTTATGTCAAAAACATCAGACAAATTTTTATTCAAGTCGTTCATAGTATTTTATTTTTAATTAACCCCAAGTGCCGCCAGTAAAATTTATAAAACGCCAAATGTTATTAGCGCCATTAGTATAATTTTCTACACAACGATATAATTTGTCATTATCAATTGCAATAAATCCTGCTTTATCTCCTGGGTCACCTTTAGATGTTAATGGTATTGGAGTGTGCCATTGTAATACAACATTGTCAACAGTAAAAACACCAGTAACAGTTAAATTATTTGCAGTCATTGTGTTGCTCAAAACAATGTTTGAAGATGTTATTGTATTTGTTACGGTCAAATTACCTGTTACTGTACCACCTGTGGTTGATAATTTAGTATTTGCTGTTGCAAGTGCACGTCCACCAGGAGTTACGCCATTGTGAATTGTTAATGTTTGATTGGTCGTGTCGATAATCAACTCACCATTGGCACCAGTTGTATTGGCCAATGTTGCTGAACTGTATCGTTTAAATTGTAGTGTGCGTGGCATTTAAATTACCTCTATTGTAAATCTGTTGTTTTCTGTTGTAATATATGTAGGTCATCTTGACCAACTTGAAGCATGGCATCACCAGCAAAGTTTTCTGGTAAATCACCATCAACAATATTTGGAAACTCTGATATTTCGGTTGTAATATTATATGGTATATTGACGTTTGCATCGGTTGGAGATGGTGTAACATTGATTCTTGCAAGTGTTTCTGGCGTTGGACTATAAGAACTGAACGTATAGTTTGTGCTAGAACTTGTTGCACGAATAGGAATATTTGAAACAAAATTTCCACTAATGTTTGTTAGGTGTAATGTATTGTTGTTCCAAAGAATAACTTTACCTGTAGCAGTTGCAGTGCCAGCAGAATAACCTTGATACACAATTTCACCTACTTGATAATTTCCAAAACCAGAATTGGCATTCATGTTGAAAAGAATAACATCTTCTGGCCCAATTTGATTTAGAACCGATGTAATCGAATGAGTAACCAGACCTTTAGATGAATTATTAATTTTGCCAAATATAAATCCTTTAACTGTAAAGTTTAATGTCCAAATAACTATTCTTGTTTCTCTTGAATGCACTCCCTCATAATCAATATCTTGTGATGTTGAATTTAAAACAATAGGAACTTCTTTAACAATACCCATCTCAGGTATTAAATTCAATTTAATTGTATAATCTGGTGTAAAATAAGGAAGAATGTGTTCAATAATTTGTGTACCATCTTCAATATTTCTTACATAAACATATAAATTAAAATCAAAATTATATGGCACAGGATTATATTGTGATACTAAACCAGTATTTGTTTGTGCAAAATTTTTAATATTTGTATTTAATTTACGTGCTGTATCGTATGTAAATCCTGTCATCTCAAATGACATTCTTGGCAACGTCACCTGAACTTTTTTGTTTAATAAAGGATCTTCTTCGTTTCTGTATACATATAATTCTTTTGGACCATATACAATAGGTACAATCAAACGTTCCGCTTCAGTTAAATTTGGGTTGTAACGAACCAAAGTAATATCATTAAATATATTACCAAAACCAATAACTAATTTTCGTATAATACGGTTGTAAAATATATTGGCCATTATATGCTTCCAAACGGATTAGTTTCAGAGAAGTCAATAATAGAATTGGCTTGATTTTCTATAATGTAATTATCACTCGATTCATCACGTTGATTATCTTTTAATGGATTGTAATTAGACAACAAATAACTTGCATTACTTGATGCACCAATAATATTTCTATTCGTTACAAATTCACCAGCAATATTGGTTACATTTAGTGTATTGGCTTTCTTATTCCATTCTTGAACAATGGCCACAACAGTTGCATTGGCTTCAGTACCATCAAGTGCTTGATAAACGATTTCTTTATTTGAATATGTACCTGTGCCTGCACCCACATTAAGTTGTATTGTGTAAGAAGAAAATGTTCCTGCATCATCAATTTCTTGCACACCAGTTTGAATAATTTCGTGCGAAAACTTGAATTTCTCTAATTGTAATTCATAGAAATAAGGCACTCGTCTGCCTAGTGTATGAAAATCTTTATCTTGGTCTGCAAATTTAATTTCATACAATTCACCTGTACCATTTAAAAACGGCACATAAATCAAATCACCTTCACGTGGCCGTGTAAATGTATTTTGTGGAACTCGTTGTGCAAAAGACCGTTTTGAAACAATTACATTCACATTATTTTTAATTTCTAAACCAAATTTAGAAAAGAATTCTTTTTCACCATCATAATCCAATGAATTGGAAAGATAGAGTTCTAATGGAAATGCCGATTGAAATTTTTTAACTGGATCTTCACCAAATAATAGGTCACGAGCAATATCATTATCGTTAGGTAAATAATATCCATCAAAGCCCATAATTTTTATGGACTCAACAATTAGATCCTCTAAAACTCTTTGTTCAGCTATTGAGTTATAGTTGTTAAAATAAACTGAAGTTGCCATATTAGTTCAAGAAAAATTCTAAAGGTGCACCATATTCGTTTTGCATCTCAGTTTCTAATTTTTCTATTTCTCCAACAGCTTCTTCGTAAATTTTATCACCATTTAATGTTACACCACCTGGTAGTTGTAGGCCATTAAACTTCTTTAGATTGTTACCCCATGTTCTTTTAATTAATGCGGTAGTATATTCTTTCATCCAACGGTCATTCCATACTCGATTGTAAATTGTTGGATCAATCATTGCGTAACATTCTGCCACTAAAATTTTTGGTGATTGTGACGCACCCCATGCCCAATCACAATAGAGTTTTTGCATATGACGTTGATAACGGATTGGCACTTCACCAGAAAATAATAATTCTAATGAACGTAGATGTTGTAATGTCAATGTATAATTAACATACGATGCAGAAGTAAAATCATATAGTTCATTTAAACGAAGCTGATATCTCAAATCAAACATACTAATGGAGGCTTGAGAATCTTGAATTGGAAATATGCGAGTAACACCAACAATATCTAATTTATTGTTTGAACTGTCCTGAACATTACTTAAATCGATATATTTTTGTTGAATATCGGTATTATCGATCCGTTTAACATAATAAACTTTTTGAAGTCCATCAAAATGGTAGTCTTGCCAATATTGAAGTGCATCATCGATACGATCTTCAATTTGATCCTCATCTACGTTAATGTCGATAACGGGAAAGCCTAATCTGCGTAGGCAATAATCTTTAAATGTTTGTCTATCTGTTACAGCCGGCATAATAATCTCCTATATTAAGGTATTTATACCTTGCTGGTTAATGTTCATTAAAAGGAAGTTGAGAGTATGTCATAACGAAAATGATTGGATTAGTTGAAATTCGGCACCAGTAACCACGATATAACCACCACCTACATTAACCGCTGTATCATCTAATACTGTAAAGGTATTACTAGCCACATTGGCATAGAGAACTTTAGGTGCCAATGTTTTGGCAAATGCTGCCGTGGCTGTATTACTTAATTGTACTGTGTCAATTGTGTAACTGGTGATCTGGTTTCCAAGAATTTTTGTGGTCATTTGAATCTATCCTAAAATATGGGTGATTTATACTATATTTATAAATCATCCACATTTGGTTAGACTCCCATTTGCTTACGAATCTTGGTGGCTGAGATGTCGGTGATTGATTTATCGAAGGTTTCCTGTTCAATTTTGTAACCCACATCACGACCATAGGTGATATTGACGATATTAGGTACCACTTGAATCTCGTATTGACCTTGATAAATTGGATCCAAATCTCTACGGATATACGATTTAACCTGTTCAATGGCAAACGGATTAGAACCTTGCCATCCTTGGCAATCTCGAATTTGAATGACTACTTGACCAGTTTTGGCAATGGCTCGGTCAAACAATGCTCGGTGACCTTCATGCCATGGTTGCCAACGACCTAACATTTGAACTGTTTCTTTTTTCCAGTCAAACACAGGACGCCTACGATTTTCAATAATGTGATTACCAATAAACTCAGCCCATTTCTCTGCATTTTGTTCTGTAACACGGAAGTCATATACATCTGGTGGTATAAACATTTTATTGGTATCTTCATAACGACCAGCTTCAATTGTATCAACCCAAATTGTCCAATCGGCTTTGAAATTGTTTCGCATCTCTGGAATAGGTGCCACGAAATCACAGATAACATAATCACCACCAGCTTCAAGAGCAAACTGTGCCATTCTTAATGATTGCCGAATACGTCCTTCTTTTGAGAAATCCCAATCGTTGAATTTCTTACGAACATCATCTGCATTGAACCAAGTTACTCGAGCATTAAATCCTGTAATTGGTAACATTTCAGCAATATCATTTGTTGTGCCATGTTTCTCTAGGTATTTTTTCAATGCTTCGGCCAAAAATGTTTTACCAGAACCAGGTAAACCCATAATTAAAATCTTTTTCATACTTCTTCCTTAATAAAATTATCAACGATTGCCAATGATGAACTGATTGCCATATCCATATCGATATAAACATACAATCCACATCTACCAATAAACTGGACCTTGTCGTTTTTTATGTCCTTATACTTATTATATATTGCTCGATTTAAACCTTCTGAATCTTTGACTGGATAATATCGTTCATAATTGTTATCTCGGTAATCACAAGGTTCTTCTAATGTATAACTCTCACCAAATCCATGTTCAGGAAACAATTCCCATTTTGTAATTCGTGTATATGGTCCATCATCTGTAAAATTAACTACCGATGTTGGCATATCGAAATATGATTTATTGGTGAAATGAAACTTAATTGATCGATATGGTAATTCACCATAACAGTAATCATAATACTCATCGATTGCCATTGAATTAAACACAAAGTCATAATCATTTTCCATTTGCTTGGAGAACTTGGTGTTTAATTTAATTTCTATGTTTGAATGATTTAATATATTCTCAAAAAGTTTTCTGTATCCACCTTTAGGCAAATATTGATACTGATCATTTGGAAAATATAATTCGTTTAAATCATTCCTCACTTTGATTCGGTTTAATATACTACTATCAATCTTTTCGGTTGGCAAGCCCCACATCTTTTTAGAATAAGGCACATACAGAGTTTCAAATAATTTATCACCTAATATTCTTTGTGTTTCTAAATTGGGTGGTAAAGTTAGATATTGGCCTTTGTGGTATGCTTTGACTTTGTGTTGGTAATCAATCCATTCGGTGTATTGGGACAACCATTGAATTACTTTATGATTATTTGTGTGTAGGATGTGCGGTCCGTAGCGATGCACTAGAACACCATCTATCATCTCATCATAACAGTTGCCGCCAATATGGCCTCTCTGGTCAATTATGGTAATATTGTAACCATTATTTGCCAGTTCTCTGGCTATAACTGAACCTGAGAATCCTGTTCCAACGACCAGTATGTTTTGTTTTCTTCCCATAATTTAATTACGGTATCTTTCGTTATATAAAACGGTATGTCCATCTTGTTTGACATATGTACCACTAGTGAACCCATCGGCATAAACATTTTAAATTCTGGTTTATTCCAGACCGTAGAGATAGTATTGCCTTCCCAATGGTGTTCTTCTTCACCAATAATTAATAGTTTATCAAAATGTTCTTTATACTTTTTAAATATCTTAGCTTGAATCATAAATGATTCTTGTGTAAACCATGTTGTTCTATAATATCTATGCTGTGTAGGAACAACAAAACAAGGTCTATAATATGTTTCATTATATGGATGATTTGGATGATAATATAATTGATTGAAATCTTGTGGAAAAATACCTACTTCTAATCCTGTAATATGTGAAAGATATGTCCACGATTCAATCATTTCTCCGATGGCACCAGAAAAATGTAGGTAATCATCTTCTACAATATATACCAAATCATTCTCTGGTAAATTATAGATGTATTCGTAGGCTACCTGAACTGAGTATCTTGATTTCTTTTTGGCAGAAAGGCCTTCTTGATTCCTTGGTGGTAAAAAATTAATTGTAATGAAATCGTATGGTCGAATTAATTCTTTGAGTATATCCTGAAATTCAGCAACCGAATTATCATCAATAATGTGTAATGATTTCTCTGGTATATCTTTTAGATTGGTAATGATTGAGTTTAGGCACCGAAGAATACATTCGGATTTGTTTACGATTCGATCAGACTGTAAAGAAGTTCTATTACAAGTCCTTAATACAACATGAATCATATTTTTCGTATCGCTGTTTGATAACCACTAGGCAACTCAAACACTTTTAATTTCTTCCAATAACATTGAACAAAATTATCAAATGCCAATTTAGGTGAATCACATGGATTATCACCTTTTCTCCATGCCATACTATCATCACACAACATAACACCACCAGAGTTTAGTAATTCAAAACTCAACACCATGTCTTGTAGAACACCTGGTGCTCGATGGTCACCATCAACATAGATGAAATCGGCTTTGACACCACGGTTGTATAATTCAATCAAACCATCAAATGATTTTTTATTAATGAACTCAACAACACCTTTAGGTTCAAATTCATTTAGATTACTTAAAAATATTTCTTTGGTCTGTGGTATGTTTTCTTCTGGTAGATCATCACTTATATCGTAAGGATCAATTGCGTAGTGTTTATAATTTGAATATCGTTGATGGCAAATGGCCGCTATATTAAATGTGCTTTCTCCTTCAAAACATCCAATTTCAATAGTTGTTTTAGGAAAAGCAATTGATTTGACAATATGTTCAAAACTTCTAATCGTGTGGTCGTGAAACCTTACAGTATATTTCATGTTTCCAATCTATCATTACGAATTGTTGAACGGCCTTCTAGTGGTCGGCCAAGTATGGTGGTTTTAAGATTGCCATCTTCTTCTCTTTCTTTCACATCATAAGCATAGATGCCCATCTGATGAATTGGAAATATGTCAGCACGAACTATAATATCAAGTGGCGCACAGATGCCAAACTTAATTACATGAGCCAACATATTTTTTGCCACGGCAGGATCGATGGCATACGCATGAGCCCTACAGATAAAGTGATAGTTTGGTCCTTCAGAGGCATGAGTTGGTGTAGGTAGAATAGGCCAACCACCGTTGACCTGTTCGTTATTACCTAGATATGCGATTGAATTAAATACGGCATGCTTGAGATATGGTTGAACCATAATTGAATCGTGCTCTAGAATAACGATTGGTTGGTCTATCTCAACACACCTAGACCATAATGAGATATGAGATAATGCACAAGCAACTTCACCTCTTGTCAAGTAATGATCGGTGATTTTCATCATTTTCATTACTGAACTATTTTTAGAATGTTCCGGCTCTTTGATGCGCCGAGAATAACCATCATAGGCATCCCAATATTCAAAAGGCATTTTAACCTTTTCACATGATTCGGCACATCGTAAGGCCACATCTTCAGATTTTTTATTATCTTTAACCCGAATGATGTAAGCCTTATCTACATCCATATTATACGAAAAAAACAAAGAATTCATAACAAACTTTCAAAAAATTACATTATTGCGTCAACATCCTCATGTGTAGCGGCTGCATTAACTTGAATAACACGAGCATCTCTGGTTGACTTGGCGGCTTCAATCTCAGCTTCTAGTGTAGAGATTTGGTCAGCAAACTCTGGCATATTACGCTTCATTTGCAATTGGTTTTCTAAACGCATTACTTCAAAATTAGCTTGACCAATCAAAGAACCTTTACGCTCTTCAACCGACAACTCACGCTTACCCCAAACAATCTCAATTGGATTTTTGGTGATATCAAATGTATGTGTTGTAAGAATTTCACGGTTAGGTGTGAGGTCTGGAGTAATCTCTACGGCTGCACTCCAACCGGATTGACCTTCTGGTGCTGGTGTATCCCAGCAATCTGTTACCTTACCATCTTGAACTCGAACATTATAACCTGATCTTGTTGGCATTACTATCTCCTATTACTTTTTAAAATTTTGTAAATCGACTTTGATCTGATCAAATGGAGCAGACCATTCTCCAAATACTTCTTGGCGATACAGTTTTACTGAATCATACCAAACGGTTGTATTTCCCGGAGGTGCCCACAAATAGTAAGGCAATACAGGTACTACGATCCATGTTGGTATACCCATGGCTCCACACAGATGTGCTACAGAGGTACATGATGTGATAACCAAATCACACGATGCTGCTGCCATACGAGTTTGATCCCAATGACCTAGTGGTACATCTTTTACCCAATAAGGTTTGTATTGAGAACCCTCATCTCGTTGCAGTGATATAAATTCTGCATCAACATCTTCTAAGGCATCAAATAGTTTTGTTGGTGGGAATATCCGATGCTGTTCATGTTCGAACTGTGGATTACCTTGCCACCGTAGACCGATTCTCAAACCTTTATGTGGTTCTACTAATGGTTTATTTATGTATGGTTTTCCTGATATGTCCTTGTATTCGTAACCTAGAATAGGTATGGTGGACATAGATGGTACCCAATAGTCATGGACTACACCATAGACGGCATCGCTCTGACAGACGGCTACGACACCTTCTACATCACGGAATAGTGTTGCCAACGAACCAGAACAGGCCACAATCACTTCTCCAGCAATTCGTGCAATATCCCTTGCGTAACGAACTCCGTGTATCTGGTCACCTAGTCCGCCTTCCATATTCAACAGCACGGTACCTTTTGATTTACCGTCCCACATTGGCATAGGTGACTTAGGAGGTTCATTACCAAATACACCTTCATCACGACCACGGAATAATAATTTTTCACCTTCTAAAAGTTTACCGTGTTGCATGAGATACCAACCACGATTGAAAGCGGCACGATTATTCCATGGTTCTTCTTTTTCTAACTTCTGTGCTAGGCGCCAACCTTCTTCAAAGTTGCCCATCAGACCGGCAGCCAACTGTAAATCAAGGTCATGAATCGGTTTATTTGGATTGACTTTCTCACCTAACCAAAATCTTGGTTGCACAAAATCATAATAACGGTGTTTCAATACTTCTTTAGAATCTTGTTTATGTTGGTAACCTAATTTTGGTTGAATGTCATGTAGACCTTTTACTTCCCAAATTTCTTCATCACGTTCTTGTAGATTGGTACCATCGATGGCATTTAAATCATATTCAAAATCAGGTAACTCTAGAAACTCATGCACTCGTTTTAATTCTTTTTTAGGATCATTCATTAGATCATCATAATCAACAATCAAAAAACATTCTGGTGCAAATGAGAATCCTTTTTCAAATGTTTGATATGATTCTTTGAGATGTTTAATCAAATCATCTTTGAGAAGAAAGTGATCTAAATCTTTTGGTTTAGCAATACGAACAAATGAAGCCGCACAATCTTCTACATTACGAACTGTGGCAATAATTTTTGGCTTGTAACCAAACACTTTCGCCATGGTACGAATGTTTGTATCATCAGCCCAACCACGAGCCTTGTCAAGTATGATTGGTTTATTCACATCGGCATACTGAGTTTCACAAACATTCTTTAGGATGTTTCGAATCTTATCTTCTTCTTTGGCTTGGTCGGTTTGTGCTCGAGTGTTTAGACTATCAGCCCATGCACGAAGTGTACCAACTAAAGTATCTAAAAGATTCGAAGTGGATGTGGTATGTAAACTTGGATGTTGGCTAAGAATTGCTGCCAAAACTGTTGAACCAGAACGTGGAAGTCCTGAAAGAAAATATATGTTTTTCACTGGTAAAACCTTTCAAATAATTAATTCACTATATTATATATGATACTTGGATTAATGGCAATACAAAACACTACATTTTTAAGGTCTTGTTGTCATTGTAAGGTTACTAGCTATGCTTACTGTGTTAGCTAAATTCCATCCTGTGGTTGTTCCAACTTGAACTGGACTGGATCGAGCAACTATATCATTAAGTCCTAATTGACCATAAGTGTTTAATCCCCAAGCCCATAAAGTACCATCAGTTTTTGTGGCATGAGTCATGCGGCCTGATACATTTATTGAATTCCAATTCGTATTTGTTCCTACTTGTTTTGGACTTTGCAATACAAGAGCTCCAGGTCTCGCATCGTTATGGCCAAATTGACCTTGATAATTATTAGTTCCAAACATCCATAAAGTACCATCGGTTTTTATAGTGGCTATAGTTTCTCCGGTGTAGTTAGCAACTCTAACTAATGACCAATTTGAATTTGTTCCTATTTGCATTGGACTAGATCGAGAAACACCAGATGCACCTGAAAGAGTAGCTCCCCAACCCCAAAAAGTACCATTGGTTTTTATTCCATAAAAATTATTTTGAGAACCGTTAACATTTGACCAATTTACATCCGCTCCTACTTGAACTGGACTAGAACGTTCAACTATGTTATTAAGCGCTAATTGGCCAGAATTATTTCTTCCCCAACCCCATAAAGTACCGTCAGTTTTAATAGCCATTACATGACTATCGGTTGCACCATCTCCTCCAACACTTACTTCTACCGATCTCCAATTTGTTCCAGTTCCTATTTGTGTTGGACTAGATCGAAAAATGGTATTGTTTTGTCCTAAATGGCCTCTTGTATTACTTCCCCAAGACCATAATGTGCCATCAGATTTTGTTGCAAAACAAGCACCACCAGTGCCGCCACTTGCTGGAATAATTCTTACACTAGACCAATTTGTATCCGATCCTATTTGTATTGGACTAGATGCATAAGTGGTGTGTCCTCTATTAAGACCACAAATTCCGTTGTGACAGTAACCCCATGTCCATAAGGTACCATCCGTTTTAGTAGCCATACCAAAATATCCTACAGTAGTTACCATTCTCCAATTTCCAGCACCACCACCAACTTGAACAGGACTGGATCTGTCAATTTTTGTACCATCAAGCAATTCTCCAAAGTTTGATTGGCGGCCCCAACCAAAGAAATTTGGAGGTGTAACGGTAATAGTTATGCTAAAAGTTCGTGTCGCATCTTGATTTTCAACGTCAGTCGCTTTGACATCGAATGTGTAAGTTGTTTGTGTACCAATCGATACAGTACCAGAAAATAATCCATTGGCTGCTAATGTGGTACCTGCAGGTAATGCTGTGGTGTTTGCATATGTTATATTAGAATCAGATGATGCACTCAGGTTAACAGAAAATGCTGTGTTAGAGTTTTGATTGCTCAATGTTGCACCGGTACTCCATGCTGGGAATGAACTTGTTGTTAATCCATTAATACGAATGGCTGTACCACCATTACTATTTACCACATACACAGGATACGAAGCCGCTGTGAGTGCTGGTATCTGTGCACGCAGTGTTGTTGAATTTACAAAAGATACTGCTGGTGCTGATGTGGTACCAAACACCACCGTTGGTGTTGAAACAAATCCTGAACCAGTAATAATACAGTAACCACCGGTTGTATTGGCTGCTGTATCATCTAAAGCATTGTAAGAAGAGTCAGCAATCGTAATTGAAGTGATAATTGGAGTTGATGTGTTTGCTAAAATTGCAGAGAGTGTATTTGCGGTACTAAAAGCAGCCGCAGCCACCGTAGAGGCAATTGTTGCAACTACGTTTGCATTGTTTGCAGTCGCCAAACCACTTGCAACAGACGCATCAAGTTTGTCTGAAGTAATTGCACCGGTGAAGATATTATTTGCTGTTATTTTTGCCATGGTAATTTATTTATGATGTGTTAATTTCGTGTAGTTACAAAAGTGGTATTATAGGAAGCATCTGCAGCATCACCCGCAATGTCATACCAATTTGTCCCTGCTCCTATTTGAACTGGACTTGATCGGCTAACTCTATTACCAATTCCTAATTGTCCATCACTATTATCTCCCCATGTCCACAAAGTGCCATCAGTTTTAAGAGCAATCGTATGTTTCCAACCGAATGCTACTTTAGACCAATTAGTGTTAGATCCTACCATGCCAGGACTAGAAATTGTGCTTCTACCAGGTCCACCTAGTTGACCTTCAGTTCCCCGACCCCATGTCCATAAAGTGCCATCAGTTTTAATAGCCGCAACAACACCATTAGTTGCTGAACTAGTGAATATTTTACTCCAATTTGTTGCCGTGCCTACTTGTGTTGGACTGGATCTATTAATTTGGTCATTAAGGCCTAATCCACCAGATCCATATGGATCTTGTCCAGCTCCACAACTCCATAAAGTACCATCAATTTTAATACCAACAAATAAATTTGTTCCATTACTAACATCACTCCATTCCGCTGTTCCTACTTGAACTGGACTGGATCGATAAACCGTATCGTTGAGTCCTAATTGACCATAATCATTTTGTCCACATACCCACAATGTGCCATCAGTTTTGAGAGCAGTAAATGCATTATTTTTAACTATTTTTTTCCAATTTGTTCCTGTTCCTACTTGTGTTGGACTAGAACGAGCAATTCTATTATTAAGTCCTAATCCACCAGTAGAATTACTTCCCCAAACCCATAGGGTACCATCATTTTTAATTGCTCCTCCAGAAGTTACTCTATCTTGAAAATTGGATGATATACTCCATTCTGTTCCTGTTCCTATTTGCACTGGACTGGATCTATCGATTCTATTATTAATTCCCAATTGTCCGGAATTATTATTCCCCCATGTCCATAATGTGCCATCATATTTTTGAGCAACTTTTGGTCCATCACCTCTAACATTCATCCAATCGGCATTTGATCCTAATTGCACTGGACTAGACCTATTGCCAGTATTAAACAGTTTATTTGTACCAGAATCACTACCCCATCCCCATAACTTAAAGTTTGGTGCAACATTTATACTAAATGCTCTGGATGTATTTTGCAATTCAACGTCTGTTGCAACCGCAGTGAAATTATAAGTTGTATCATTCTCTACAAATGGTATTATACCAGAGAACAATCCATTAGCTGCTAATGTGGTACCAGCGGGTAGTGCTGTAGTATTAGAATATGTTATATTAGAATCGGATGTACCACTTAACGATACACTAAAAACATTACCTGAAGGAGTATTTGCTAAATTTGTGCCAGTAACCCACACAGGAAATGGACTAGTAGTTAAACCATTAATTTTAATTGCTGTGCCACCATTACTATTCACCACATACACAGGATAACTTCCTGATGAGATTGCAGGTATTTCAGCACGTAATGTAAAAGGATCAACATATGCGGTTGAAAGTGCTGTGTTGCCTGAACCTACCATAACAATGGCACCAGGTTGAAAATTGGTACCTTTGATTACTAGATATCCACCGCTTGTATTGGCTGCCGTGTCATCAAGAATAGTGTAAGAAGAATCTGCAATTGAAACTGTGTTGATTTGTGGTTGAATATTTGCAACTTGTTGTACCTGTAGAGTAACAAAAGTGTTGACGGCTTGTGCAGAAACGTTTGCTGAGATTGCAACAGCCTCAGCGACTGCAGCATTGTTTAATGTGTTTGCTGTATTCGTATCAAATACAAATGATTTGATAGAATTATTGGCAATATTGATCGCACGGACATATTGAGTCATTTGAAATTAATTTGAGGTAATAGCTATTGTGTGTGATTGTCCAGCAAAAATTTTACTCCAATTTGTTCCTGTTCCTACTTGAACTGGACTACTTCTAAAAGGTGTTGAATTTAATCCTAGTCTTCCATCACCACCATCTCCCCATGCCCATAAAGTACCATCAGTTTTAATAGCTAAAGCGTGACTTTGGCCAACAGATATTTGACTCCAATTTGTGTTTGTTCCTACTTGTGTTGGACTGGATCTATAAGTTCTGTCATTGAGGCCCAATTGGCCACTACTATTCTGTCCCCATCCCCATAAGGTGCCATCTGTTTTGATAGCCATACTACAGCTCTGAGCTGCAGACACTTTACTCCAGGTTGTTCCTGAACCTACTTGATTTGGATTCGAAACGCTGACTTGATTATTACGTCCTAATTGGCCGCTGCTATTTTCACCCCAGGCCCACAGAGTACCATCGGTTTTAGTAGCTAAACAATGTGCACCACCAAGAGCTATTTGATCCCAATTTGATCCACTTACTTGTTGTGGAGTTGTTTGTGTGGTTATATTAAAGTTTCCTATTTGACCAGAACCATTAGCACCCCATGCCCACAGAGTACCATCAGTTTTGGTGGCTAAACCATTTTTTTCAGAAGCCTCTATTAAATTCCATGTAGTGCCTGAACCAACTTGAACAGGACTCGATTTATAATTACCACTACCAACACCATCACCTAATCGTCCATCATTGGCAACTCCCCAAGACCATAAAGTGCCATCGGTTTTTGTGGCTAAAGAATGAAAAGGTCCTACTGCTACTCTGTTCCAATTTGTTGAAGATCCCACTTGAACAGGACTAGACCTATTAATTTGGCTGTTAGTTCCTAATCTTCCATATTGGCCAGCACCCCAGGCCCAAAGTGTGCCATCTGTTTTTGTTGCTAGGGTATGTGTACCGTCAAAATAATGATCAGCACCTGCTATATTATTCCAAGTCGTTTCTGTTCCTACTTGAACTGGACTAGAATAATATATTTGATTATTTTGACCTGATTTTCCATAGTTGTTATTACCCCACATCCACAATCTTGTTTGTGGTATTACCGTTACTGTCAAACTAAATGTTCTCGAAGTATCTTGATTTTCAGTATCAGTAGCTTTTACGTCAAATGAATATGTTGTCTGAGCACCAATCGTAACCGTACCGGAAAATAATCCATTGGCCGCCAACGTAGTACCTGCAGGTAGTGCTGTGGTGTTTGCATAAGTTACCGATGAATCCGATGTTGCACTTAAATTGACCGCAAATGATGTATTGGCTGCTTGATTACTTAATGTTGATCCTGTTGACCATGCTGGGAATGAACTGTATGTTAATCCATTTACTTTAATTGCTGTTGCACCAGTTACACTATCGACCACATATAAAGGATATGTTGCAGCAGCCAAACCAGGAACTTGAGCTTGTAATTGTTTTGTGTTTGCAAATGTGGTGCTAGTAGCATTGGTTGTACCAACAATCACAACGCATTGATTTGTAAAACCTGTTCCGTTAATTACCAAATAACCACCACCCGTATTGGCTGCTGTATCATCTATAACATTATAAGACGAATCAGCAATTTGCACACTACTGATGGCCAGAGAAACAATGTTTGCAACGGCTGCATTGGCTGCTTCGGCTGCCGCCAGCTTTGTATTAATTGTATTATCTAAATTTGATGATGTTACTTGTGTAAACGGCATTTTTTATCCTTAGATTGACATCTCTCTAATTTGAATGACCACATTGGCTACTGGTGCAGTTACAAACGTTAATGTTGATCCACTTACTGTGTAATCTAATACAGGCACTTGACAAATACCGTTCTCATACACAAACATTGAGTTGGCGGTTTGACCTGATGTTACAGTATATTGTGTTTGAACACCATTTGCTGTATATCTCCGCATTACAGGTTGTGTTAACGGCACCAACTTATTAATTGGTAACTCACGAATCTGTATTGTTTCATCTGATTGTGGTGTTTCTACGTATGTGAGTGTTGTACCACTTACTGTATAATCGGTAACAGGGAATTGAGCAACACCGTTATTGAACACAAGCAATGTGTTTGCTGTATGACCAGAAGAAATTGTAAATGTGTTGGTTGTTCCGTTACCTTGATAGATTCGTGTTGAGTAAGCAGAAGGACTTACATTCATAATACTACCAGCAACTGTAACAACTTCTATATCATCGTTTGCTGTACCTGTTGCAGTAAGAACTACGTTTGCACCAACAACAGAGTATGTATTTCTTTCTTGATAAACACCATTTAAAAATAAAAATGTGCTGTTGGCTGAATCAGGTGTAACCGATAATGTGAACTGTGTTTGGCTACCAATACTTGTAAATAAATCTTTAGTAGCAGTGAATGATGTTGGATTTGCTGAACCTGAACCAGCTGGTTTTGAATTTGCCGTATTGGCTAAAGTGAGTGCAGAATTTGCTTGATTGAAAGCTGCCTGAGCAAAAGTAATAATTTCAATACCACCATCATAAATTGCATCTGCGTATATATTTCCAGTAATGCCAAGACCACCAGAAATTGTCAAAGCTCCTGTTGTGTTTGAAATTGAAGCAGCAGTGTTTGCAATTCTATATTGTGTAGAAGGATTTGATGTTACTAATGATCCTGTGTTTGCAAGAGAATTATTTGCTTGATTGAAAGCAGCTTGTGCTTTAGTATCTGCTGCAGTAATATTTGTATTCTGAGTTAGGTCAACACCTTCAGC